ACCCGCCAGTTATTGAAACACTGTTCGCATCTTGGGTCGCCATTGTACCCAAACCCAAAGCTGTTCTGGCATCCGCTTGTGTCGATGCGCCAGTACCGCCGTTAGAGATAGCCAAAGTTCCGGCAAGCGTAAGTATACCCGATCCGGTGATCGGACCGCCAGTTATAGCGAAGCCAGAAATCGTAGTCGAGGCATCAACACTGGTGACCGTGCCGCTAAAGCTCTCAACAGCACCGACCGTGAAACTCGGGTAGGTGCCAGTGACACTAACAATACCACTGCCCGAGATAATAACTGTTTGGTCCGGAGCACTGTTAGCGATGCTGATCGACCCAGTGGCATCAGTGATCGAAATCCCAGTCCCCGCCGTCAGCGCCGAAAGAGCAAACCCAGACCCGTTGCCAATCAAAAGCTGGCCGTTCGTGGGTGCTGCCGAGTTTCCGGTACCGCCATTGAGCACGCTAACTGGCGTATCCAGCGAGAACGTCGTCGCCGTCAGACTCAGGCCATTGCCAGCTGTGTAAACTTGGGAACTGCTAAACTCGGCGAATGTGATCGCAGTCGACCCAAAGTCAATTACACCGCTGTTATTATTGACCCAAGCAACACCCTTGTTAGTGGTACCGCTGGTCGTGAAAAAGTAACTGCCTGAGTCTAGCCCGAACGCGGATTGCTCGATGTAAGTGTCCGCGTCTGAGGAGCGGGTCATTACGTATTGAGCGCCCGCACTACCCGCATTGGTGACGACATACACGCCATTGCCAACCGGGTTAGAGCAGTCCTGAATCAGCACGCGGATCGTGGCCGAGGCTACTGTGCCGTCGATGACCAGCGTACCGTTCGCGATCGCGGTCAGCGTGGCGCTAACGCCGACTCCTGCGCCACCCGGCTGATTGTACGTATCGGTACGCGACGATCCCGGTGAAGTGGACAGGACCACCGCTTCGTGGTAGTGAAGACCCGTGCTAGCGATGTTATCGACGTATTGCTTGTTCGCAGCATCGGTGCCGGTATTTGGCGTATCAACATTACCAATAACGCCGGATGCATTGACTGTTATGACCGAGTTCTTCAGCAGCTTGCCGGTACCGCCGTCAAACAGCGAGATAGTGCCGCTCGTCGCTCCGGCTGGACCCACAACGTCGCCGGTGGCTGCGATGGTGATCGACCCGGTGCTGTTGGTGATCGTTACGTTCGATCCCGCAGTCAGAACCGATTTCGTATAATCGGTACCATTACCAATCAGCAGTTGACCATTGGTAGGCGTCCCACCCAGCCCCGTACCGCCCGCGCTGATCGCCAGCGTACCGCCAAGCGTTAACGTGCCCGCAGCCGTAATCGGGCCACCAGACACCGTTAACCCCGTCGTGCCCCCCGAGCCACCAACACTCGTGACCGTACCGGCACCAGTGATCGTGAGCCACGTCGGGGCTCCGGTGCCATTCGACGAAAGCACCTGCCCCGGAGTACCTACTCCCGTCAGATAAAGACCGTCCGCGCCACTCCAAACGACCGCGCCCTCATCGGGGACGATACTCCTGGCCGTGCCGCCGCTACTAAGACCAAGAAGCCCATCGACTTGATCGTCGTCCGCGAGATCAATCGCCGGGTGTTTGTGGTCTGCCCGCGAAATGTCGTTACTTACACCGGAAGAGCCGGTGGTGTCGACTGATTCCGGAGTAGCGTTCGACAGATTAGCGTTGAGTGTTACGTTGCCGGTGAGCTGACCGCCACCGTTGAGACCGACACCAGCGATCACTTGCCGTGTGGTCGGCACAAACCCCGTGATACTGAACGGGGAGGTCGTCGCGGCAGTCACGCGGCCCGTGGCGTCGACAGTCAATACCGGTATATCGGTAGCACCACCATAGACGCCCGGAGTGACTCCCGTTGCGGCGAGCTGGGTGGTCCCGATACCGCCCGCCGCCACCGAGATCGTCACATTGCTCGAGAGCGCACCGCCGCCGGTCAATCCTGTACCCGCGTTAACCTGCCGGGTCAACGGCACGCCGGTTACGCTGACAATCTGATCAGCTGTGACTTGGTACGACACACCGTCCCGCACATACATCAAAATACCCGTGACCGAGGGCGACGGGTCAACCGGCAGTTGGGTGATGCGGAAGGGTATTAGGTTAGAAGGTACAGTCATCTGTTGTCACCCGATTACGATGTAGCCTTCGCCGTCTTCTGTGGTGATGAACTGATCATTATTTTGAGTAATCACACCCGCAGGATTAGTGTTGACCGGTAAATCCGGTCGGACGAACGGCAGGACAATTTGATCAGGCGGGCGGGGTGCGAGCCGGTACGGGTCGTATTGGTCGGTGTCAGCCTCGCACACCATCAAATTCGGATAATTCGGATCTTGCTGTAACTCGCCGAGCGGGAACTTACGCGAACACCTCGCGCATATTGCGATGCCAAGTGTACTCTGCCCACGTGTGTCGAGATAGAGTGGCATTACTTAGTATACGGGGCAATATAAGGTTGAATATACGTCGACGAACCGTCGTTGTCGCCGTCCCAAGCTGCCTGTTGAGCAATTTGCGCCATCTGCTGGAGCATCGGCATTAGTCCTGCGTCCACTGCCGGAGTTTCCATCGCCATCTTCGCCGCTAGACGGGCCGTTATTGCTTCAAGCCAGCGCTGCGGCACTTCGATCTCTTGTGTGAGCTTACCTACATCCATGATGTGACGGTGACGCCACACGACGAGCTGCGCAGTCTCCGCGGTCTCATTTGGCGCGGGCCACAGGTACATCTCCGGGCGCACTCGATCGCGCTTCAACCAATACGTCGTCGGTCGACCAGCGAATATTTTATTACTCTGGTTTACATAGGTGTCGCGATTGAGCACACCAAACGGAATCTCGGTCGGCGTGTTGGCGAGGTAAATGTCGTCGTACGCGATCGTCGAGGTCGACGTAATTCGGAAGAAAAAGTAAGCGAGCGGCTGCGCGATATCGAACCAATTCTTGGTTCCGGCGGTCGCGGTGACTGTTTCAGTACCAACCGTAGTCCAGGTCACATTATCGTTCGACACTTGGAACACAAGCGGGATCGCGGTCACTGTCGCCGACCATTTGATGCCAATCGTAGCAACTTGCGTTTCGCTGCTGAATTGCATCTTGTATTCATTGGCAGACGACGTTACCGCGCCGCTAACTTGCAGTGTGGTGCGGTAGTTCGCGTTGAGTACTTCAACCGTACCGACGTCGAGCGTCACAATTGGCTGATTAAGATAAAACGGATATAGCTGCTTCTCGATGCACCAAGACGGGGTCTTGTAGTTACCGAGGTCAGAAAGTATCAGGTACAGCGCGTCCTTCGCATATTGCTGCATCTCGGACGTAATTGCCTGAACAGGCAAACGACAACGCCTAACCGCAGTATCGATTACTCGCTGCGTATTAAACGTCGTCGTACTAATTGTGTCCGATACGGCCATACTCGTTCCTGTGACGTATGGCCGCTGTTTCAGCGAACCCTAGCCAATTATACCCGGTTATGGACTCAACCGCAAGCTCTCCCACCCATCGCTTTCTTGGGAATTTTAGCACCGGCTTTGCGAGCCTCAGAGAGCGCAATAACCTTAGCTTGCTTCGGGTTCGTGACGAGTGGTCCCTGCTTGCTGCCCGAGTGTAGCTCGCCGCGCTTGAACTCACCCATTACCTTGCCGACTTTGGCTTGGCCTTTGCTGACCTTACCACCCTTGGCGAAAGTCGCGACACCACCAACGGGCATACGCGGATTGCGAATCATAGCGGGTTCAACCATCGGAGCTCTCGGCGCTACCGGCATCGCACGACGCGGCGCGGGCATAGCGCGACGCGGACCAGCGATGTAGCGGTCCATGATGTCGCGAGCCATCTCACGACGATCAGCTCGCATTGAGCGGCGATCCTGAGGAGCCATACGAGCGGCTGCGGCGAGCGGAGAAGGCGGCATTCCGCTGTCAGCAGCAACCCGGCGCTTTAAATTAGCCAAGCCCGGATCGTAACTCTGCGGTTTCATTATCATCGGATCTCGTTTTGTACCCCCTATGCTCCCTAGGGTAGGAGGCATCGGTCGCTTCATCCTTTCGAAATCTTCTCTAGTCATGACCATGTCGTCAACTTCGATCATGTCCAAAGCTCTTGGCGCTGGGCCGACATAATTAGGCTCTTCCGGCAGCGGTGTCAGATCGCCAGTCGGCATAATCGACTCACGCTCGCGGATAGCGCCACCGTCCGCTTTCTTCATCATCTTCGCTTTCAAGAAAGACGGCATCTTTTTCTTGACCGCGCCGCCCTTAGCATACTGCGGCACCTTTGCGCCTTTTTTGCCTTCCATATGCGGCTTGTCGTAGGCCGCGAGTTTCTTGGTCTCGGGCGCGAGACCGCCGAGCCCTTGGCTACGTTTCTCGACCATCGCAGGCGCGATCGACGGCGCTTTGGTCGGATTGCTTTTCTTCACGGCACCACCGCGCATGTAGGCGCGAACGGGTGTTTTACCAGAAGAGCCGCTGAATCCGAAGCCGGAGTCGAATCCAAAGTCTTTTACGTATTTGACGGCCATGTTCTTACCTCAAGAGAGAAAACGTAGTTTGTACAATGTAGAATAGTACAGACCGACGATTTCATCAATAACATTGTGAATTGCGGTCTCCGTCCTCGGACAGATATCAGTCCTGTGCTCCGTAATCCAGTTCACATGACTTTCTAGCACGTCGGCGATTTCGCCTTTTGAAGTGTTATCAAGCAACGGAATCTCGAGGAGAGCGTTGTATTTACCTTGATACGCTTCTGCAAAACTATCGGCATGCTCAACGATCGACTCGTAGAATTTGCCCAACGCTTTGTGCGCGGCATAGCTACGGGTCTTTAAATGCTCACGGTGAGCAACATCGCGGGACATGAAAAGAAGTCCCATGAACTCACCGGCTGTGTCGTGCTTAGCCATCAGCAATCCCACTTGCGAAGTGATTTGTTGATGCGGCTGTTCGGATCTTTTGCCGTCGCAGCACTCGTCATTTTGGCCTTCTGGCCCTTCATGCGAGCACAGAACGACTTGCGGCGACCCGCGGCCTTCGGGCTGCGAGCAGCCTCTTTCGCCGATACCGGACGCTTAATGTCCTGGCCCTGTGCACGGAGCGATGCGCGACCACGCTCATTCAAGCCGCCTTCGGGATTCTGGCCCTCTTTACGAGTCCAGGCCCCGCCGCCCTCGTTGAACTTGTACCAGCCCGACCAATCGTCCTTCATCACGCGATCCTATCTGCAGTGAAGATGACAGACGGGATCGCCGGAACATTAGGAGGACCGGCAGACGCGGCGGTATAATCGATCGACGTAGTAGTATTATCGGTAGCCCAATAAAGAGTCAAATACTGACCCGCTGTGACTTCTTCTTGGAACGTAAGTTCGAAGACCGTAACGCCACCATCAGCCGCCTTAGGAACACTTATCGTCGACGCAGTATTGGCGACGTTCGTGCCGTTCTTTTGATACCAAACCGTAACCGTATGGTTAGAAGTGTCGGTATTCTTTAGCTGGAAATTCATCGCACACGAATATACACCAGCCGCCGCCATGGTGATATTGGTGCTTGATGCGACCGTGATTCCGGTGTTCCAGGATGACGCGGTGTCAAAGGAGACCGCATACGCAACGTTCGCGGAAACCGCGGTCTGATCTCTTGTCGATATGACCTGCGCGTACGATCGACCAGTAATCGTGTTGAACGGTACCGCACCGGCCGTAATCGTGATGGAATCGAATTCACCGACCGCATTGCTGATCGTGACCGACCCTAGCACACCGCCGGTGATGTTGAGCGAGTTACCGATAAACGTCTTGATCTGATCAGCAGTTAGCTTCACCGATGCCGATGACTGCACCGATTCGAATAACTCGGTACCACCAAGCGCAGTACCGGCCGAGAGATCGGTGATTTTGACGTTGGCCATATCTTACTGCGTCGACTGCTGCACAACGGTGAGACGGACCGAACCGTCACCCGAGTTCACTTTCAAGCGAACCGCTCGCATAAGGGTCGTGGTGAACTGCGTCTCGTTGCCGGTCGCCGCCGTGAGGCTAGCCGCGGGATGCGGAACCGCCAACTGCGTGATCGAACGATCGAACGGATCTTCGTTCGTGTACTCGACCGAATAATTAACCGTGCCGCTCGCCTTCGCCGAGATCGTCGTGACTTGGTTCGGAACGTAAATATCAAGCGGAATCCAGTCGGTGTAGCCGATAGCCGCATTACCGATCGAAATTGTGGCGCTGGTCGGCGCAGAAGCCGTCACACCAGTCACCGTCGCAAACGCGATGGAACCCGTCACCGTACCCGACGCCGTGAAAGCGATCGTCTCGGTCTGCGTCGTCGTACCACCGGCCTTAGTGCCGGTCACGATGAAGCTCACCGTCGCCGACTTCTCGTTGGTGATCGTGATGTACGCAGGGCTTGAGGTGAAATTAGCGACACCACTCACAACGGCCGAGCCATTGAGGGTGATCGCACCTGAAGCATTTAAAAGCTGAGCGGCCGCAACGCTATCTGCATCTGCAGCTGCTTGAGAATAAGTAAACGAAATCGGACGCATGCGGGTCTCCTAAAAAGGCAGGGGGCCGAAGCCCCCGCCCATTAACGCTGCTTAGCGGCGTAAATGTAGTCTACCGTGATCGTCTTAGCGGCAGCTGCGCCATTCTGGATGGCGAAGGAAACCGTAAGATCGGTGTCCGGCAGATACGAGGACGACGCACTCATCGAACCGGTAACCGTGCCGTTCACGGAGTACGCGAGCGTACCCTGACCGTCATAGTACCAGCCCAGCGTCACGAACGTATCATCAGCCATCGTAGCAACAGCGGAAGCCACATTCGAACCCGTCGTCGCATTCTTGCGGCAAACGAGATTCGCTGAGGTGCTGCCATCGGCCTTGATGAAGTAGATACCGTCCGTCACATCAAGCGGCGTAGCGTCCGTCACCTGCAGACCAATCACGACATCCGAATCGGTGGCGTCACTGACTTTGAACCGGGTCTTGAAGAAGGCCTTCTTGCCCGACTCCATCAGGAAGGATTCACCCACCTTCTGGAGAGCGCAGAGGCTGTCATCTTGATCCGAGTTCGTCACCAGAAGGAGACCACCATCGCCATCAGTCAGAGCCTGAGTAGCGGTCGATGAAGTCTCAGTGACAGTCCAATCACCGGCAGCATACGTATCAAAGTCATTGAAGTACGTATGAAACTGGGTCGGATCCGGCATCGCGAGATCACAAAAAAGATCGTTCTCAGCAACGTTCGTCACGCCGTTGGGAAAACGAGTCACAAGCAAATTTGCCATGGTAGTCTCCTTGGAAGTGATAACAATAGAGAGCGGGGCCGTTGCCAGCCCCGCCTTCTAATCGATATCAGACTCCCGCCGTGCCGTAGATGGTACGGGGATCGGTCCAACCGAAGGCATAACGCTCGGTGGCCTTGTAGCGCATGGAGTCGGTTTCGAAGTCACCTTCCATGCTCTTCTCAAGACCGCGACGCATCATGAGCTTGAGGCCTTCCGGCGCGTCCGTCTTAATCCACCAAGCGGTGGTCGACGTGATACGCGAGAGGTTAGCCTGACCATCACTCAGCAAGCCCATCGACTTGACCGGGTTGATGTCGTTGTTGGCCGCGCCAGTACGGAGAACGCTCTTGAGGAGCACTTCCGCTTGGAACACATTGCTCGGACCAGCAACAATCGCTTTCGGCGTCAGACGGATGCGCTTGCCGTTGTTGTCAACAGCATTGCGGATCTGAATGAGCAACTGCTCGAGCGACGTCTGCGAGAGGTTCGCAGCAGTCGACAGCTGGTTGCTGAACGTACCGTTAACGATCGGATGATCCGTCGCCACGAGCGACTTGCCGTCACCACCGGGGAACGCGGCATTGAACGCACGGTTGAGGATGTTCGCACCGAGCGTCTCCTTCGTCTCGATGAGCGACTGCGCCAAATGCTTGGCGTAGGTCTGACCGATACGAATGTGGTCGCCGTCTTCCACGAGGACCTTGGTCAACGCGAAGGCGAGACCGTAGACCTTGTAGAGGTAACGCTGCAAGAAGAGGACGCCACCCGACTGATAGGTGACAGCCATGCCGTCCGGAAGCTCCGGAGCAGCACCGAACCCGTACAGGACCGGCTCTTCGTGGTAGTTACGAGGAATGCCTTTGCGCTCCTCGAAAACCTGCTTATATTCATCTGCTCGCTGATCGTACACACCGTCGAAGGTCTCGTTGAGGATCGGCTCAACGATACTACGAAAGTCTGTACTGCGCATTGGGGTTGCCATCTGCCTGTACTCCTATCAGACTGAGTTGACCGAGGCCTTGTAGTGATGCTCGTTGATACGAACAGTTGCAACTACGTAAGCGTCGGTGAGAAGGTTGTCGGGACCGTAACCGAAACCAGTAATCTGGAACTGACCAGACGTGGATTCGATGACACCCAGATACGCGCTGGACAGACCCGTCGAGGTGGAACCACCCGGCGAGGCCACAACCCAGTCACACTCCTCGCCGACCGCGGTCTGAACCGTGGTACCGGCCGAAGGATTGTCGTACTGAACGTCGAACAACGTTTCCGGATCGTCGTACACGTAGCACTGAATCTCAGTGCCGGTGGTCGACGCGGGCCAGTAGTTCGAGACTACCGGGCGAGCGTTGCTGTCACGATACTGAACACCGGCGAAAATGCCGAGCAGAAGGACACCACCGACCGTACCCGAACGGGTACCATCAGAAGTGCCGAGCTGCACAACACCGTTGTCGGTCAACTTCACCGGGTCGCCGGAGAAGATATTCACACCATACGTCGAAGCGATGGTGTAGGCTTTCGGCCGCATCTGGCCACTATTGTGGAAGGACGGACGAAAACCGAAGGCTGCGCTTGTCGCTGACATGCGGTATACTCCTTGGTTAATCGGAAGGGTTAAGTTAGCTCAAAACGAGCTGATCTTTCTTCCGCAAGGCTTGAAATACCGTCACCCATCAACAACTGAGACCCCGACGCTCGAGCTTGCTGTTGCAAGAACTCCGCAGTGTCGGTCAACTTCTCTTCCTCACGGAGAGGAGCGTCATGGTGTGCTTCCGTCATGAACTTCTCATACAAACTCATAGGAAGCTTAAACGCCAACATCTCATTGATCCCAATGAGACCGGCCCATTCGCCCGACTTGAGAGTTACGTACTCGCAGCCGGGAACGTCTTCCGGCTTAATGGGCTCGTAACCAAGTCGAATGCGAGACTGGATCGAATCACGGGGGTTTGTCGTGGTTAACCAGCAAACGTGGTAACCGGGGATAGTCGGTAAATCAGGCAATGCAGAATTAAAAAGTTGCTGCCTGAACATCTCAACCCGCTCATCGTCCGAGATTTGGCGATTCTCAGTAAAAGCGCGATCTTTCATCGCACGGCTGGTCCGGCTCTCAGCGGATTTCTTTAAACGTTCATCTGACATGTTTCGCTCCTACAGCGATTGGTTAAGTATAACTCTGTTTGAAATCGAGCACAAGTTACGTCCTAGTCCGGTCGTATTCCATGTACTTTTTGATATATTTCTGACGAAGTACCGGGTCGTCCCAAACCCCGGCTTCAATGAGCGCGGCTTTGCGCTCGGGGCTGACGTAAACTTCCCGTCGAGTCGATGTCGGTGCGTGTTCACGGCCAGATCCGACCTGTGGACCGCCCCGTGCCGCCCTCTCTGCCTTTTGAGGTGCCGCCTGACGTGCAGACCGATCCTCCGACTCGAACTTTTCCGGAAGCCGTCGACGAACCCGGTCACGCAACTCGTCCCAGTAATCCTCGGTGCGGGGGTTGAAACCCTCCTTTACGAGAGCATTATCAATCGCCAGAACGATCGCCGAGCTCTCGTCATCACCGTTGGGCTTGTACCACGGATTCTCGTCGATGAATTCTTTCGCATATTGCAGCGAAACATCATCCACCGGCTTCTGTTTAGGTGCCGCGGCGGTTTGTTCGGCTTGCTTCTTCGCGGCCTCGAGCTGACGCGCCTTCTGCATCGCCTGATCACGGTACCGAAGAGCCTGTGCAACGTCCTCACCGTTTTGAGCGGCAACCGCCTTAGCGATCACCTTTTCAGCAAGTTGCACCTCGTTGGTGGCTTCCTTGAGCTTCTGATCGAGGAGCGAAATGTCGCTGCGCTGCGTCTTCTGCTCAATACCTGAAATTCGGCGCTCAAGATCATCGTTGCGTTTGCGCAAGAATTCGAGCTCGATCTTGTCGCGGTTAATCGCCTGATCACGGCGCTGCTTCCGCTCTTTCTTCTCGAGTCGGCGACGCTCGCGGATCGACTCTCGATCAGCTTCGTCGTCGTCTTCCTGCTTGGTTACCTTGTCCTCTGCCTGAGGTTCCTCAGCAAATTGCTTCGCCTCCTCCTCAGACATCTCGATTTCGACCTTTTCGGGTTGTTCCTCACCTACAACAACCTCGTCGTCTTCGGTCATCACATCTTTCTCAGCCATTGCCATCTCCTATCAGATGAACGCCCGGATCTTCGTCGGGTCGGTTGTAACACGACCCACGATGTCCAGATCATTGAAAATTACGAACAACGCAACGCCTTTGTCGTTCAAGTCCACCTCCCAACGGTCGCCACCATACTTAGGGACGCGAACGAAATCACCGGCCTTGCACCAATCACCCTCAGGCCAAGGGGCCATAGTATCGCGGTTCTTGAAGGCTAACGGCCCCACCGCGATTACGCGAGCCACTTGTGTGTTCCACTTCTCGGTTTCCTGCGAGCCGAGATCAATCAGAATGCCACCTGAGGTCTTCTGCTTCGGATTGCGGATTTGCACCAGAACGCGGCTACCAAACGGCTGTATACCCGGATCTGCGGCCGGGAAAGCGGCTTCGATTGCGTCCTCAGAGATCTTTATTACCATATTTTTCCTCGTTTATGAGTTCAAGCAAAATGTTAATCGACATCTCATACCCTGCGATTACACCAACCGCGTGACCGTATTCAAACGAGTCTTTCTGGCTGGGTCGCTGCAGGGCTCCAAATGCGTATTCGCGCTGCGCCTCTTTCAGACGCACGAGCAACTTTTGCTCGATCATGAGCGCTTTTTGGGCGGCTCTTTCTTCGGCGCGGGGGCGTTACCACCTTTCGGTGCGAGCGACTGACCATCAAGCTTTTCGCCCATTGCGATCCGCTTGTGCATCGGCACCATTTCCTTTTCACTAGCCATAGTTTGCTCCTTACGGTTGCGGGTTGATTCCAGTACCGGTCGAGACACTTACCTTCTCGCCGGACGCTATCTCAGCTGCCGCGAGCTGCTTCGCGGTCTCGTTATCAGACGTGTTCATGAATACGCGAGACTCGACGCTCTCGGTGTTGCGAGCATTCGCATTCGACTCACGGATCTGAACGATGTCCATATCCTGCTGCATCTTGGCCGCGTCGACTGCCGCCTTCTGCGATACTGCGGCTTGATCAGTCTGCATCTTCGCCACTTCCAACTGCAGACGGTTCTGGTCGGTCTGCGCTTGCGCCTGTACTTTCTGCTGCTCGAGTTGGAGCCTCGCCTGATCAGTCTGCGCCCGCATTTGAAGCGCCATCTGATCAACCTGTGCACGGAGCTGCGCGATCGCCATCGAATTGTCAGGCGGCATCTGCGGCTGCATGAACTGTTCGGCCATTTGCTTCGTCTGTGCCATGATCTGCGGCATGAACCCAAGCTGCTGCTCAATGAGCTTCTGTGCTTGCGCAATCACACCGGCCTCTTGCTCGGCTTCAGGCATCAACGTACCTTCTTCCGTCATCGTGCGAATTGCACTATGTGACTGGACAAGATAATAATTGAGCAAGTGGTCGCGTAAATGACCAACGATCGCGGGCGTGAAAAAAGGCGCGACCGCGGGGTTCATGCCAAAAAGAGGGCTTTGCAAGAATGCGAGATGCACTCGCAAATGCGCAAGGTGATCTTGCTTCGGCAGCACATAAATCGGCTGATTCATCGATGCCGCAACGTTCTCAGACGCCGGATCACGATCATCTTCACCGGGCTTCGGCAGAAGTACATCGTCCGGAATCTTCAACGCCTGGAGAAACATCTCCTCGATCTTGCGCATGTTGTACATTTGCGGCATCTGCGCTGAACGCGCCATGAGTGCCTGTACCTGCGCAAAACGTTGCGTCTCGCTGAAAATGTTCGGATCCGAGACCGGCACGACATCCATCGGGCCATCGAAATCCGACGGCATCACTTCCATGTCGCCCGACTGTGCAATCAAGTCCTCGGTGAGATATGCCGAATTCAAGCGATGCAGAATCTTGAGCGTACGTGACATCGAATTATGCAGTCGCGCATGGATCGAGGAAAACACGACGAGGCCTTGCTCGATGAGCGCGACCGTCGTACCGACTGGCTGATTCGGATTTTGATCCGAGAGCTTCTCGAAAGTCGTCTGCACCACACCTCGACCAGCCTCGACGAGGAATCCGAGGAGCTGGAAGAGAACAGGCGAGGGCTGATTGAACGGGATCGGCATCGCAATCTTGCGCACGTCATCGACGTTTACGCCACCTTCGATCTCGACCACCTCGGTCGGCATCAAGTTCAGGGTCTGACCGTTTGGGCCACCCTTCAACTTGAGCATCGTCGGAATATTTTGAATGTGCGCAGAATCAAGCAACGCTCGCAGTGCGCCAGTGGCTGCGCCCGAGAGTCCACCGATCATGTGCGTGAGACCGATCGCATACGCGCCACGCCACGGAATGAACGGGAACTCTACGATCAATTCAAGCTCGTTTTTATTGGCGTCGTCCGCTTCCCAGTTCCGATAGAGCGCGAGCCCTTTGCCAGTCGTCTTGTCGATCGTGAGGATGTATGGTGCCATCCCCTCGCCCATGTCGAGATACGTGTACACTTCAAAGATGGTGCGCAACCCATCTTCGTTGTAATTCATCTCGCTGCGGCCTTCGATCTTGTCGTTAGCCACCGACGCCTTCGAAAAATCATTCTCGCCGGGTGCACCGAGGTCGACGTCGCGGTACATACCCGCCTCGACGCGGCGGTTGTACTCGAACTTGGTAATGTACTGAACGTGCGTCTTGCGCTCAGCCGAGTAAAAATTCGTCGCGGCGAACGGCAGATACACGTCATCGACCGGAATGAACTCCGGCACGGGGCGTTGACGGCGTTTGTCCCACACCCACTTCAGATACTGCGAGCCACCAAGCGGCAACTGCGTGCTGAGCTGCTCAAGTTCGCCGCGGAATTCTGGGATCTGCTCGGTCAGCTGCCAATTCATGTAATCAGCTTTACGCCGAGCCTTCGATTGCTTCTCCTCGTCCACCGGGCCGACGATTTTAGTCTTCACCGGACCGTTGGGCGGCAGCATCTCCTTCATCATGCGAGCAGAGAAGTCTACGCATGCCTCAACCAAGAGCGGATGAACTACCTTGCTCGAGCCGGTGAACGACGCACCACCCGGCGCATCATCACCGAGACCGGTGCGACGCAAGCCCTCTTCATACACCTCATCCCGCTTCTTGCGGGCATCCTTGTCGCGGCTGATCTTATCGAGCAAATCTTCAATGGCAACGCCAAGCTCGCGCTGGTCAACCGTCTCGATGATGTTTGAGAAGTGCTCGGTCTGCACAACCGCGTCCATTTCCTCCTCGAGACGAACAATCGCACCGCCATCGTCGGTGTCGACCACCTCGGCGGGTTCAATCTCGATCTCGACCATCTCTTCTTGGATGATCGCCGGTTGCTCTTCGTTCATTTCTGCCATGGATTAGTACCCGCCACGCTGTTCTTTGGGGAGCGTCTTCGCTCGACCAGATTCGATGTATCTACGCGCCATCTCGACCAACTCGCGATCACTCTTGGCCGATCGACCAATCTCGCGTCCGAGTTCGTCATTGAGGAAGTCCATCTCACGCTCGGCCGATGGCTGACCGAACGAAGAATACTCGTGAAGATAGCTGATCGCCTTTGCCGGGAGTTCGCCGTACTTCTGCTGCAACTGCGCTTGAAAGAGCAAATGCCGCATCGCGTCGGCCTCGCCCGCTACTTCCCCTTTCGGGTCGTAATACGTAAGCGGGATTTCCTTCGACCTTTTGATGATGTCTCCGATTTCGGTGACGTCGGCGACGGCTTGCTTGGCTTTTCGAGGGAGCTTTTTAGCTTCGCCCAAGTATCCTTCAAGCTTTGCACGAAGCGGTGCCACAATTCGCTCAATTTCTGCTTCATCGTACTCCTCCTCTTCGACGCGACCACCGTCAGCATATTTGAAGATCGATTCTTCATCAAGCTTCTGCATCCAATTGTCGAGAATCTCTTTCGGCATCCCGCTATCGATAGCCATTTGCTTCAATTCAGCATTCGTGTACAACCCCGGAGGAATCTCCTTCGTGAGTCCAGGCAGACGCTGACCCGGTGTTACCTTAACCAAATTCGTGTTATAAAAATCACCGATCTGACCAAAATTGCCCGATCTCACGAAGTCCTGCACAAACGGAATGTACTTGTCCGCGGGCTTTTTGTTGCCTTTGCCCTTGATCTGAACGATGTCGGGAGGGGGCTGGCCATACTTCTCGACATAAGCCTGATCGAGAAGCTGAAAGAACTTATCCTCGTCGGATCGACCCGGCATGACGCCGCCAAAATACTTGTCCTTGATCTCTTGGGCCAAGATGCCTCGCTCTTCGGCCGGGAGAGCACCGATCGAACGAGCCACATCTTTCGGTCGCACTTCGATCGTCACGTGCGGCTCGCCTTTCGCATCACGAAGCGAGAAGATCTGCGTTTTACCGGATTTTACAGGCTCGCAATAGCGGTCACCTACACAATGGCCCATCACACTGCCTTCGTACTCGAGGGCCTCTTGTAATGCGCGATTAGCACCTTCGTCGTAGGCTGCCTCCAGCGTCTCCGGCGAATCTTCTACGCCCTGAGACCTGTTATACTCAAGAAGCATCTTGGATTCGTCCGAAAGAGCTTTTTCCGGCATCTTAAGCTGCTTCCACTCGAGCCCGGTTCCGGGATACTGCTTTACGGTAAAAACCGCCGGGTTATTCGATTTGGCGAGATTGGCCGAGATCCGATTCCGCTCGCGCCAAGCATCGACCTTGCTGACGTGCGCGACAGCCGCATCCATGTTCATTTTGTCGAGATCTTCGGGGTCAAGCTTCAACTCGGGCGGTAAATCGCTACCCTCTCTCACCGAGTTGTACAACTCGTCACGAACGTGGTTGAAGTACTCGGGATTGCCCCGGTAAACCGAATAGACAGGCGTTTCGGGCGGCACCTTTGCGAGCCACGGGGCTTCATCAACCGCCGACGCCAGCCTTGGGAAACGACCACCCAAAATGTCGCCAGCTTTTGCAGCATCGACAAGGTAATCGGTCATATCCTCCCAGTTAGCCGACTGCGGAGTCGAAGCAAGAATGTTAGCATCCGGGTCTCTGTTAAGAGGTGCATTCGCACGATTCTGCGCCGCGATATTCCGCATATCGCGATCAAGAGTCGGAATACCGGCCGCGTAACTGTCGATCGCATACTTCTGCTGCAGATCGGCAATTTCGAGCGCCAGCCGATTTTCGATGGCCGTCGTATCGCGACCCGCAGCCTTGGCCTCGGCGATCTTCTCCTGTTGCTTCGCGATCCGCTGCTCGGCCTTCGCCCTGTCAGCTTCGACCTTCGCTACGCGCTGCTCAATCCCGAGCCGAACGGGGTCGCGAGCAGTCGCCATATCGTTTTTAACGTAGTTCGTCAGCTTCTTCTCAAGCCACTGGTCAACCGGAATTTCAGCATCAAGCCGAGCCTTTTCGCGAGCGACTCCCGGAACGTTGAGGTTAATATTCTGCGGGTCTTTCGCCATCGCGTCTTCAAGCTGACGCATACGCTCAGCTGGTCGAGCATTAGCGGTAACAAATTCCCGACGCACCGCATCAACGAATTTCTCAACGCTGCCCGGTAGCCAGTTGCCACCCGGCGCTTTCATAATCGTCGTGCCTTCGAGCTTCGGCGGTACGACTTCGGTTACGCCCTCTTCGGTCCTGCGCACGGTCGGCTTGCGGCCGAGACCGCCCTTAGCGAACTTCTCCGGTTCCTCTTCACCCGTCGCCGTGCGAAGTGTGCCGCCGACACCCGTGCCGACGGCATAATTGACCGCCTTGGGGTCGACCGTCGGCCCGAAGTACTCGGCTAACCAACCCGCGGGCTTGAACGCTTTTGGGAGCTTCTTGGTCATGCGCTCGAGCATTTTGCCCGGTACCGGCAACTGGCCAAGCATTTCACCCGCAGCCAGCCCATACTTAGCTGCAATCGGTAATCGGGCGGATTCCGACAGCCCTTCCTCGGCCAGATACTTGTTAATCAGCTCGTCATACTTGCCAGATGCCTCGAGAGCGAACTCCGGGGCTTTCTCTGACAAACCGTAGCGACCACCTGTAACTAAATCACCAAGGAAGTGTGGTAACGCGGGGAGGGATTTGGTGGATTCTAGAAGGCCCGCGAATGGCATGCCCTTGGGGGTTGCGGGCATAACATTAGCCTTCACACCGGCACGAACGGCCCGAAAGACGCGAGGGTCGACCTCGCCTAAATCTTCACCCCACGCGGCGAGACCGGGGCGTCCTTCATAAACCCGTTGTTGGTCAGCCATGGGGAACCTCCCGTGCGCGATTATACACCCGAGCTTCACGCTGCATAAGGATTCTGCTTCTTAAGCTTGGGTGGCGGGGTATCTTCGAACCTGTTCGACGCACTCAAAGTGAGGAACCGCTTGTCATGCAAATACCGCAACGCTTGCGTCATCGTGTCCACAAAATCGTCGTGCTCGTCGTTCGGGAACCGCGACGCTTGCTTCATGAATCCGTCCGCCCACGAAGCCCAGCGCTCCGGAGTCTTCTTGCTCTCGGGTACGTACACTAGCCCTGCCTCGATCAGCGGTGACACCGTGTGGGCTCGCGCTACCTTGTCGATATGGCCTGGATTGTACGGTACGATCGGCACCCGTGCGCGACCGAGATCTTGCAAAAGACTCTGGCCCGAACCTTTCTGCTCAATGAGCACGGTGTCAGGCGACCTTGCCTTATTCGCCACATCCTTCTCGTCACCCGCATACTTCGATGCCCAATCGCGTATGACACGCGCCCGAAGATCCGGATACTCGAGATGTTCGGACCACGCGTCAAGGAGCATCACACGATAAGCCGAATTCAAGCGAAACACACCCCACACCGTGCACGCAGTGGGGTCACCGGTCGTACGCTCGGTGAACGCGGTATCGTACGACTGCACAATGTACTCCATCGGCGGCAACGGCTTGTCCGCGGGCCAAAGCTCGAACCAGTCGATCTTGAGAATGCCACCGCCCGCTGGGGTCGGCGACTGTTGCAGCTGACCCGAGACACCGTACTCACCGAGCTGCGTCTTGAGCGTCCGCAGCTCTTTTTCACCGAAACGGTCGGGCCAAAGCAGTTCACCCGTCTTAGTACGCGGGTCGTACACCCCGAGCGACGTCTTCCGAAGCTCTCCGTCGTACTCGGCGGGCAAGCACAGGTGATCCCAGCCACCTAACTCGAGAACGCGCCCGGAGACGTCCTTCTCGTGCAGACGCTGCATAATCGTCACCATCGCATCGCGCCGCGGGTCGTTGAGACGGGTCGACCACACCATGTCGAACCATTCAAGGGCCGACTCACGCAGCACATCCGATTGTGCGTCCTGCGCACCATGCGGATCGTCGAGGATGAGCCTCGAGCCACCTTCACCGGTTGCCGTACCACCGACCGAGGACGCGATGCGGTAGCCGGTCTTGTCGTTCTCGAACCGCGTCTTCTGGTTCTGATCGCCCGCCAGCTCGTACACATCGCCCCAGCGCTCCTGATACCAAGGTGACTGGATCAGGCGACGCGCCTTCACGTTATCGCGGGTCGACAAAATGCCCGAGTACGATGCACACAGGTACTTCTCATGCGGCCGGGTCACCCATTCCCAACACGGCCACATGACCGAGACGATGGTCGACTTAGCATGCCGCGGCGGTATGTTGATCAGGAGCTTGCGGATCTCGCCACGCGTCACCGCCTCAAGATGCTCGCATATGACGCGAATGTGCCAGCCATCAACGAACTGCACACCCGGCTCGACTACGTGCCAAGCCTGTTTCGTGAACTCGTAGAGTGATTCTGTTGCTGCCCGCCTTTCGCGCTCTAACTTCAGCGCGTTGCGCAGGACTTCGCGATCGATCATTATCTAATATACTCTTCGATATAATCGACCACTCGCTCACCGAATCCTTCGTAAAGACTGCCCGCATAATCGTCGTAACGACGGCGAACTGCGTCTCTGACGGTCTTGGCCTCTTTATCGCCGACCAACATGGATAATTCTTTTAATTGAGGACCGTGCGTATTCTCGAAAATGTAGTCATTAGCTAGCGCGGCGATCCCTTGAATGTCGTCGTCACTATAATTAGACAAATCAGCCTTAGGGTTCTGCTTGAGGTATTCCTCAATCGCTTGCTCGAACGGGTTAGGCCCACCCCGGTTGACTACATCATCAAGATCGAGTGTGTCAAAAATCTCGTCTTCATAGCCTTTATAATTATACAAATCTCGAGCGACGTCAGAAAGCACGAGCCCAGGGTCGAGCTTATTGCGACCGAGGAAATCGTTGACGTCCTCGATAGGGATCCCGGAGTGACGCGATATATCAGCCGGTGAAATCGGATCGAATTCATCCTCACCGGTTTCCATGGTCCGCTCGAAATTCTTGCGGCCAATACGCTCGAGCTGTACAGGCTTTAATTTTGGCTTAAGGAACGATGCGATCGCGGCCTGAATGGAAGCATCAGGAATCGCTGCCTTTGCCGCGGGCTTCACCACTTCGTTGATTAGAACGTCCTTCGCAGACGTCGGGATCGGTACAAGCGTGGCACCGGCCACATCACGCGCCGCCTTCAAGATTTCGCGGCGCTTCGGTGACTCGAGCCCGGTCTTAGCCTCAGACACACGACGTTGAACCTTCTTTTGCGCAGCTGGCTCACCGGCAAGAGCAGGAAGCACAGGCTCATCAATCAACGCCGGAACGTTCGTGACCTCGGGGATCTTGGCCGCAGTGGTCAAAGTCTGGAGCATGTTCATCGTGCCGATCGGCCCGAGACGATCGTACACCTCGGGCTTAAACAAATCGCTCACATCGGTCAGCGTTGCTTCCTTTACCGGCCGCGGTTTCGGCGGCTTAATCCCACCCCTAGCCATCTACCTTCTCCTGCGCCTTGTCGAGGAGCGCTTGCAATTGATCGAGCTCCGCTGTCGAGAGCTTCTTGAGGTCCAGGCCTTCGATCCCGAGCCCGCCCTTCACCTTCATCTCGACGTCGATCTGCTGCCGGATTTTCTCCTCAGCCTTGCGATAGATCGTAGCCCGGTTACCAGCGAGCAGGAACTTCAAAAGATCGTCTGAATACTTGGTCTTCGCACCTACAATCTGGCCATTCGCAACGATCGGCTCTTCAACGCCGTGCACAGAGCGATCGAACAGCGCACGCTCCGCGGCGTCAAAACGCTCTTCATTGATTTGGTCCCATAAATCACTAAACCACCGATGACGCGACTTCCATTCCATAGCACGTGCACGGGAAAGCCCGTCGATATTGTAAGCTTTAATCACGTCCTTCGTTTGCTTGAATTCAGCGAGAAATCGCATCATATCAGCGACGACTCTCGCGACCTTCTCCTCGGGAGTGTCACCACGAACCTTATCGGTCGTGAAGCTGCGAATCGTATGTTCACCGCCGATGGACTCTACGTACTTGGCCCGCATCTCATCGAATGTAAAACCGAGCACTTGCTCGAGTGCAGCCATTGCTACATCACCCATGCCGTGCAGGGGGCGGGGGTCCACGTCTAGGATTCCGCGTTGACGTGGAGGAGGCATTTTGCCGTCAATGACGTTCTTTTGTCCACCAGCCTTCTTCTTCAGGATGGTACGCTTTGATTCATTCGACGGCATATCGCTTAAAGTACTTGACTGCCCGGATGCAGTGATGATAACATTGGCTGGCCTGTGAAGCAATTACAGGCACCCGGCTTCAGTCCGGTGTAGCATTTGTAGCGGGCATGATATCACAACCGCTACACGCACTCGAAACGTTCCCGACCGTGTAGAGAACACATTTGTAGCATGTAGCGGGGGGATACTATACCCTGTTCGCACATCCATACCCCCTCCACAAATAAAAAGGGGATATACTATAGGGGTAGAAGCATATAAATATATACCTAGGGATAACACAAGATACTATATCCCCCCCGCTACAATGCCACACTATAGTATATCGCCCTTTTTTTGTACGGTTCCCACCGATATGAGAAATATAGTTCGTGTGTAGCACCCCCCTATGCTACACAATGACTACAAAACCCATATTAGCCGCTACAATGACCGCAGGATGGTCGTCGGTGATTTACCCACACCAAACATTTTGTGTTGCATCCGCGCTACATTGTTGCGTTTACGCTACGCTCCCGTGTAGCATCTAATTTTCTGTAGATGCTACATCACCACTCCTCCGGATAAAATATCGCACATATCGCGGCCATAGCTCCGATACCCGTCCAGAGCCAAAAGAGCGTCCACAGTTCGGTCATGCCGCCATCCTCCGCTCGAGCATATCCTGCAGTTGGTCGCCGGTGATCTCGTAAGCGACCACCCCCTCCTCGTACATCGGCCGCACGTGGATGAACTCGTTCTCGTCCAAGAACCGATCATACTTATGCATGATGCGTCCTTCGCCCATGTAATGGATGCACGCAAACCCACGGGCAAAGAAAAACGTCACCGCTTCGTCGATCGACACGAAATTACCCATGATCAATACTCCTATTGGCTATCAATTAAACGGTATCGTTCACATCATCACTGTTCCACGTGATCCATTCGATCGCCTCCTCGAGTGTGCCAAACACCCAGCGGGTGTTGTCCTCGAGGTCACGAACACTCCAGCAATCCTCCGCGCACGATCGCACGAGCTTAAATGGCGTCGTGGTGTTGCTGGTCAAAAACGCGCCATCAGAATAAACAAGATGGACTTCGAATCGGGTACCACGTTCCATAATTACCTCGCTATAAACTATGGCGAAATTACTGCGGCATCGACAAGCCGTGCTTCTTCGCGAAGCGTTCGGCGGTGGCGCGATCGACGACGGTCTCGTACGTGGCCGTGGTGTATCGGCCCGTACCGGGCTCGACGATGCGACAAATACGGTAGAACCCGGCTCGGTTCGCGCTCTTGATCGTTCGGTATGATGTCTTCATAACTACCTCGCTATAAACTATAGACGAATTAAACCACAGCTCGAGGAGCCGCACAATTATCTCCCTTCAAGGAGCCTTCAAGCCATATTCAAGGGAGGGGATAATTGCGCGGCGTCTCAAGGTGTGGTACAATTTCTTCATAGTTTATAGCGAGGTACATGAAATGAAAGGCATCAAAGTTCCCGTCTACGAGCGCATCTGCACGATCACTGGCCGTCCGCTCAAGATTCAGTATGCGATCAATGACGTCGGCACGTTGTGGCGTCGTCAGTGGGTGAATCCGGTGATTCGGTTCCTTACCGAGCGTGAGGGTCGTTGGAACAAGTGGGAGCGTCTCGAGGGTTGCAGTCTCCCGGCTGCTGCTTACAAGACCGATCTTTTCGCGATCGTGCGACGTGGCATATAATTGTGTAAGCCTTCAAGGTGTGATGTAATTTCTCCGTCGATTTATAGCTTATAGAGGATTTAACATGAATTATTACGAAACGAAAGCCGTCACCGAAGCCATCAATCTCATCGGCAGAGCGAAGGCCTCGAGCAACAACGGCAACGCGCTGAATGATGCGGCGATGAGGCTGCAATTTGTCATGGATTGTGGCGAATCTCTCGCAGCTCGCGAGCTCGCTACCGCCGTTGCTGAAGCGTTTGACATGATGCCGCGCATTGACGCTTTGCGCGAAGGAGCCCGCGCAGAGGAGATCTAATCATGACGTACAAAATCGTGAAGAACAAACAATCTCGCGGCTATGACATCGTGGTCGATGGTAAAGTCGTGGAAGGTGGCTTCTTTTCTAAGTCTGTTGCCGAAGCTTACGCTGAGCGCAATTACTCGGAGTCTACGGATGGTATGAAAGCCCTCAGCGATGCGTTGATGGCCGCGTTCAAGTGACCGATTGGTATATTGATGGCTACAAGATCACCTTGGTAACGCTTCGCGGTGGAGCCAAGGTGATCGTAGTCCGAGATTCGATGAATCTGCGCTACATCAGGCGATTCACGGATCTCGGGGAATTTGATAGATGGGTAGCTACATTTCTGAAGGAGATAGATTATGGCAAAGCTGAATGTAACCAAGAAGATTGACTACAAGAAGGAATGCCCGCACTGCGGGTCGAATCGCGTCGGGCCGCTCGTTCGTGGTGAGTCGATGCACTGTGGTAATTGCGAGACCACCTACTCGGTGATGACCGGCCGTAAGCTGAAATCCGAGCAGAAGCACGGCATCCTCGAGCCCAACATGAGCAAGTACGTCCGCGGGCTCGGTCTAACCGTTCACGGCAACCGCACGATCGACATCAATGATAAGGTCGCGCAGCAGCTTCGTGGCACTGACGTCAAGGAAATGTACCAGATTGCAGCGAAGGCGCTCGGGGAGCCCGTCCGGACGCTCCGCGCCAAGTATGGCCACCTCAATATCGGTATGCAGCGGATGAACCTCGGGAACCGCATGAGGGGGGCGAAATGAACCGCGACGACATTACCCGCATGACGCTAGAAGCGAATGGCAGAGTTACAAGTTTTATTAATTATGATTTTGGTGAAGAAGTGGCTTTGTTTTACCTAGAGGAACTTGAACGCTTCGCCGCCCTTGTTGCCGCCGCCGAGCGGGAGGCGTGTGCGAAGGCGTGTGAGAAAATGGCAGATAACATTTACAGCAATAGCCACGAAGATAGTCAGCCAATGCCACACGCGGTAGCAAAGTTCTGCGCCGCCGCGATTCGGGCGAGGGGTGAGACATGAAACCAGTACAATTAACACTCGAGCAGTACAGGTACCTACTTGATCAACAGCTGAACAAGACCCGCCAGTACAAGGACATCGCGGCCGAGTGGGGCGTACCCTCGTCCACGGTCAGAACGGCCTTGCACCGCGGGATCAAGAGATACGATATCATCATAGCTGAGGAGCATTATAATGAGCGACATGGATCACGTGATACGAGAAGCGTTGGCACAGGGCTGGCAACATGACCGCACTACCCGCGGTCATCACCAATTCTATTCGCCCAACGGTCGCGACATCATCACCCACAGTGGGACACCGAGCGATCACCGGGCATTCAATAACTTCTTAGCGAGAATGAAGAGGGCTGGATATATGGTGGACAGCAAGCGGATCAAATACGGCGCGGCGAAGAAGGAGATTCTCGCTTATCTACACCGGCACGAGGGGCAGGAGGTCACGAAGGATGACCTCAAGGCCTACCTGCGGTCGGTACTCCCTGGGATATCGGAAGTTACCATTCTCAAGAACCTCCGGGTTGTGGAGACCACCGAAGGGGTGACCAACACTCCGATCGGGATGATCTACCGAAAGATCGTGTTTACCGCCACGCCGGTTACGGAGAAGGCTCCGGAGGCCAAGCCCATCGCCACCCCCACCATAAGTAGGGATACCGATGAGCAAGAGCTGGACGAAGCTCTGGAAGCGCTCGCGAAGATCGAACGAATCATCCGTCGACATAAAGAGATTGCCCGGTACCTCGCCCGGATTGCAAAGGAGATCGAACCGTGATCGACTGGATCAAGAGGATGTACCGGGACTGGAAATGGCGCAGACTGAATGAGTGGGCGCACGTGCCACCGCCTGACTGGGCGGCAAAGCGAGGGTGGAGGGACTACTGGTGAGAATATGCAAAGAGTGCAAAAAGCAATTCGCTAACCCGGACTCGATCAGGGCTCACAAACGTGTCGATGGCGCGTGCCGGACCGACGAAGCGCTACTCGCGGTCGGATTTACGATGACGCCGAAGGGGTGGATTCGACCGCGGATCCCATTGAATAGCCGCAGATAGGCGAGGAGCCGGGGTCGAGTGCGGCCCCGGCGTTCCTCTCGAACCAAAGCTTAGTGGTCTTGCCCGGAGTGCACCGGGCGAGGTCGAACACCCGCCCATCCGAGAACAGCAGGATCACCGGCAGCGGGCGACCCGAGAATTTCTTAGCCCATAGTACCTGCGGCCCCCGGAGAGAGCCTCCGGGGACTTTCAGCTCTACCCATCCGTACTCACCTATGAACAGGTCCGGGATGCCGTGAGAGAAGTTGTCGTTGAACTTCTGCACCGGCACCCCGACCGCCGCACACGCCCGGATAACTTTGCGCTGGAAAGCGAGTTCACTATCGTGCGTACGTACAATCAAAGATATAACCTCGCCGCGGTGCGGATCAAATCGTTAACGTAATTGCGGATTGGCTGGCTGAACTGATCGAGCGAGTACGTCACTCGGTCATACAAGTACTGACTGATCGCTTTGCCGTCGCGCATCCCGTCGCAGCCATGGTGAATGAAATACAGATACGCCTCCACCTTGTCCATCAAGCACACGAAATTGCAAGCTTCAAAGGAAGGACCGACTTCGCGGCCACGCTTGTTCCAGAAAATGTCCTCCACATCGTCTCGGTTGACCGCCGAGGGCGAAGGGACGTCGCCGTGTTCGATCTCGTGGATGTCGTGGCACAGCGCCCACTCCATCACCGCAAGCTGCTCCTCGGGAGTGATACCATACACACCTTCCTTGTCGAGGTGACGCAGCATCCGGATCGTGAGCATAGCAACATTATATGAGTGTTCAGCGACGCTCTGCTGACTTTGCATCCTGATCATGTGCCAGCGCTTAACGTGCTGTGCGAGCAGGATGTCGTTATTCGATAAATTCTCTATCATCTATTGTTACCTTTGTTACGCAGTGACTCTACTTCGGCCTTAAGTACATTAATCTCTTGCGCCAGAACGTTAGCTTCAAGCGCAAGACCCGCTCGGCGTATTTCAGCAAGCGCTTCATCGACTTTGGCTTGCTGCGAGTAACGCCAAGGCATACGCGCCATTTCATCCCGCCACGCTCCGGGCGGCGACTCGTTATCCACCGACATTAAAATCTCCTATTAAGCTCGTCGCGTACCGCTCGTACAACTGGCCCCCAAGGAGCCATGACGTGATCGCGAGGGAAGATTTTAACACTCGGATACCAATAACTAACATTATTCTCGTCGCGGTTACCCCAATACCAGAGCTTATTGGCATCCATGAGAAGTACCGGTCGACCAACGGCCGCAGCCATATGCACGGTTGAGCTGCTCACCGACACCACACAATCACAAATCGACACCAGCGAAGCGAGACCATCCAAGTCCATCAAGCAATCAACCGGCGACGGCAGAATCATGGGGTGTCGCTTGTCGGTAGAGTTTTTAACATACTGTAAATTAACGAATGTGAACTTGTCAGATAACAACGGTTCGATCTGGTCGATCGGAATGCTTTTATGTGGACCGATCTTAACTGCGTTGCTGGTCCAGCTAATACCGATGATCGGCTTATCCCGAGGTATCCCGGTGGGGATTTTGTTCGGATCCACACGTAGATAACTTCTCGCAACGTTCTTCTCAATGTCGTCAATCGAATGTACGAATTGAGCACCGATACTGGCGATCGGCAAATGCGAATCGTGCTCGTCTACCGACACTTCGCTCGTGTTCGGTAAAAAGTCGACATCCGGCATCGAGCGGCGAAAAAGATCAATCAACCGCGGGTCGATGAGCATCGTCACCTTGTCGACCATCGAACGAAGCACTGGCAGCATGCTGGCGTAGAGGATCTGGTCGCCAATCCCTTGCTCGCCCCACACGAGTACCCGCCGAAGTTTGCTATTCGGTGACCACTGCGGCTTCTGCGTCACGAGTCGGTTAGACTTGAACCGCTGCGATCGCCACCGAGCCTCGTACCGAGGCCAACCCGTTCCGAATTTACTTTGCTGTAGGTCGAGAAGCCCTCGGACCCACACGCCTTCCGGGTGGTTGGGGTCAAGCTGCAACACCCGCTTGAAGTCGGCATCGGCTTTTGCCCAATCATTCATCTCCCAATATGCACCACCACGGCGGAGATATAATTGCACATCATCGTTCCGTATGAGTTCCGCTCGGTTAAGATCTTCGATGACGCCCGGATAGTTGCATTGTTCGTTGCGAGCAGACGACCGGTCGTAAAAATCCGCATATCTTGGTGGACTGTGATCGATGAGTGCCGTGTACCAACGCTCTGCGGCATACGGATTGCGCATTACTTGGTGGAGCTTCGCGGTTGCACGGTATAAGTTAAGATCGAATGGGTTTTTGGCAAGTCCGAATTCGGTGACCCGCAACGCACCGACGAAATCACCGGCCGAGAACCGAGCGTCGACTTCTTTATGCAGCGGGTTCATTGGTTAACGAATCTGACAGTCGAGTATGGGAGAATCATCGCCAAATTGCCGGGTTGCATGAGATAAGCGTCAAGCAAAAGTGCGGTATCAGGCGGGTAAACAAGAGTGTAACCGTTACTGAGTAGGGTCGATAGATTCATGACGTTCACCACACCCTTCTCGATTCCTTCAAAGTCATCAAACACGAAAACCGTGGCTTGGTGCGTCACATCGCCGAGAAGGTCAATATCGTCGACCGCCAGTCGCCCGTCGACGAACATGAGGTCGGCTTTGATACCGGCTTCCTTCATCGATAAAAACATCTCAGTCGACGTCTTCCTCGGATACTGCACGAGGTCAATATCAATCCGGTCATCAAGCGAGATGTCATTTGATACATCACAAGTGTGGATCACAGCGCCCTCAATGAACGAAGCTTGCATAGCCTCAGCCATCGCCATCGTAGATTTACCGATGAACGTACCAACCTCGGCCACGACTTTTGGCCTAAAGTAACGCGTAAGCGAATACAAGCACCAAGCATTGGTGAAGTTGATCGAGCCTGTGTTGTAATTCGCTCGTTTACGGTTAATCTCGAGATATTCAAACGGCTCGGATATCACCTCGCGATCGACCGAGGCGGTAGAAGCCAAAACGTCAGCCCAAATTAACCGGCTGAGTGCGGTGCGGTTGATGCGTACTTGTTCCATTCGCTCGCGTACTCCACGTCTTTGAATTCGTTAAACCAAGGACCACCACGGGTGAAGTGTACGGCTGTTGGATCCGCACACTGCTCACGGGTGTTCCACCCTTCGAGATAATTGTACTCAAGCGGCAATTCGCCGATCACATCATCGGTGAGCCACTTGAATTGATGTAGATATAGACCCGATGATCGATTAACGACGTCGAGTGTTAAGCGCTTTACCTGCTCGTGACCACAGTTAATCCACATGAATGACGACCAGTTCTTGCGCGGGTACTGGGTTTGCGTCTTGCCGTCCATTTTCAATGATTCAGTCGGCTTGTAATCATGCTTAACCACATATAGCGCCTTGTTGTCGTCTCTGTAGTCCAGGACTTTCGATATGTCGCGCCTGAACATAAAATCGCAATCGCAAAAGAGCGCCCAACCACGGTAATCGTTCAAATGCGGGACGAGGAACCGCGAAAATGCGAACTCGGTCGACGCCATCGGATCAACTTCGCGCCAGTAAAGATTGTGCTCACGCAGCCACTTAAGATCAAGCGGGAAAATATTGATCGGGTGTTTGGTATTGTAAAACATCGACGCATACGCAACTCGAGACGCAATGTCCTCTCGAGAATCGTAACCAACGTAAATGTTAAGTGGTTGCATTTTTGCGATTTCCCTTGTAATGTACGATCAAGGGCGAATGCTTATCGGCATGTTCTGGCAGACAGGCATATTGCGACTCTTCAACGAGGTTATAATCAGATACCTTCAAATCGCTCAGTATGTTGCGCAGTACTTCTTGGTCGCCGTACCAACTCTGGTATTTGTCGGGTTGTTCTTTAACGAAGTTGTACAACGTTTGCCACTCTTTGGTACTGCGCGTCACGGTGAAACAGGCGAGAATCGGATAAACAACACCGAGCGGTCGGTCGTGGTGCTCACTAAAGTCAAGCCCACGCTGTTGTCCGTTGAACGGCACCATACGATCAAACGTTCTATTACAGAATGCATACTTCTTGCTACCAAGAATCGCAGTCGGGTCAACAGCACCACGCACTACCATGTCAGTATCGAGATACACCGCGGGACCATTGATCTCGAGCTCGCTCCACGTTCGCCAGCGCTCGACCATCAACCGCTCCCGATCGACCTTGAAGTCGTGCCGCTCAACACCCTCAATCTCGGGTGTGTCAATGTCGGTGCACATAATAATCCGCGCACCGGGGTTGCTCTTCTTGATCGAATCCACAAGCCTCGCGGGTTGGCTGACATCATCACCAACATGAAAAAATACGAACGTGGCGGGATCGGGCTTCGAGACCCGAGTGGGGTCGTAAATGATCACCGCTGCGGCATCATTATTGAAATCACCGAATCTGGTGACAAGATGTGCGACTTTCTCGATCGTTTGCTGTCTCACGAGAACAATTAATTTGCACATCGTCATTGACTGATCGCGAACGCCACCTTCGCCCGCAACATCGAATGCTGCAGCTTGCTGCTCGACAAACGACCAATCGAGGTACTCGAGCTTCCCTTCGGTCGATATTTTACACCAAGTCTGTTCGGCTTGTTTAATGACGTCGCGCTTTAGGTATTCTTTCTCGCTCATTTGAACTCCGCAGTATAAAAGCGTGATGGTGATTTCCACTTCGGCAGCGGTTTGCCACCGTCCGTCCAGCTCGGATCCTCCCACAAGAGTTTATTATTGGGGTACGCGACCCACTGCCCCGTTTGAAGAGCGATAATGTGGTGGTTCTTGTGCTGATCGGGGATCTCGCTCCAGCCGCCATGCGACCAGTCGATCGTGAACAGATAGTTACCCTTGCGAAGAGTGCCGTCGCGACCGAGACCTTTCACCGCGTGATTACGCAGAAAGCTGAACTCGTGCACAGTACAATGGCGCGAGAAGCTGTCCCACCAACACGAAAGTTCGAGCGGCAACGGATCACACGGTCGGCTGCAGATCATGTGCACAGGGACACGCGCCCACTGCGCTCCGTTCTCGAGCATCACTTGGAACATCGGCACCCGACCCGGTTCAGCTCGGAATCCGAACACCGTGCACAGGGTGAAGTTACCATGACCTTCCTGCTCGTCGAACAAGAATTCGTCCCGCACATAGGCGGTCGTATACGGAGTGTCGACTAAGAAGGTCATTTGCGCTTCTTGACCGTTTTTACGGACTCGCGGAACGCCTTCGCAGTTGGTGCACCCTTGGTACCCGGCTGACGCATCTTCTCGCCCGAGCCCTCTTCGATCCGGCGACGTTTCGCGTTGATGTTAGCGTAAAGTCCTGCTTTGCTCATTTCTTTGCCCTCAGCTGAAGTTCGAGCACACACAATGCATTCCATGCCATGTGTGCAAGGTGATTGAGGTCGGACTCTGGATCCTTGTCCTCCCCCTGTAGGTGACTCAGCATGTGTCGAATCATCGCATCCATATACCGCCTGTCGGCTTCCGGGACGGTCTCCCAGCCGTGCGCGGCGTACTTCCTGACACCATAGGTACCTACGTCACCAACCGCCTCGAGAGCCCGCGCAAAGTCACGGAAGACTATGCCCATCATCGGCTTCTCCCGGTCGTCCTTAACACCGGTGCGCTCAATCGGGATTTGATCCTTCATTCTCAGCTCCGGCATCATGATAGCCTTTCATGTACATCTCGTCAGCGAAGAACGGGAATCGGCCGTCGATCGCGTCCCGACGGCCACACTCGTACATGCTCCACTCATCCTCGGACTCGCCCGTGTGCTGAAGCGTCCCGGTCTCGGTCTTTCGCCACGAACGGAGACGGTTGCGAGCCATCTTCCGACGAACCGCCGCCGCGACGTCAATCCCGTACATGCGCGATAGATCGAACATCATGATGTAAATATCCGCGTGTTCGTCCTCGCTCGACGGATTGCGCAGCATTTCGCCGATTTCCTCGTAGAGCTTCAAAGCAGCGGATTGCATGGTGCGATCAGGAAACACTTCATCGGCCCAGCTGCCGATCAAATGCTGAAGTTCTCGGATCTCAGACACGGCGCACGTCCTCCTCGGTCGGACCCCAACCCAGCCAGTTCAAATCGGTGAGCGACTCAATGTGATTGGCAATTTCGTCGAGTTGCTCCTGCGTCGCGTAATTCGCGAAGTTCAGGAACATCTTCGTAACGCCATTCACCCGCACCGCCTGACGAATCTGCTCCTTGCTGTAAGTAAAGATCCGACGCGGAAGCTTCGTCACCGTCGTGAGCTCGGTTTTCTGGCCGATGGCCTCAAAAGAGGTCTCCTCCTGATCGTCATAATGCGGCCCGCTCCAGCCGACCTGCTTGCCGTCAGTGTCGAATCGATTAGCGACGCGGATCGGGAACGTGCGGCAAGTACCGATGATCTGACCAGCGACGCCATACGGAAGGCCACAATCGGCGATCGTCTGCGCAGTCGACACATCACGCGACGTGGTGTACGGGTAGAATCCGTTGTACATCGACAGCGAGTAGCCTTGCGCACTCTCGACCTGAGCGTATTCGACCTCGTCGTGCATGATCTCGTGCCACTCTTTCACCGTCACCAAGCATTTCGACAGCGGCGTCAGTGCGATTTCGGTCGCGGCATTGTTGAGATCCTCGGGATTGCGCCGAATGCGCTGAATCATCGCGGCACCGGTGCCTTTCTTGGTCGAGCCGATTTTGGTCATCGGCCCCGCTTCCTCGTCGCGGTGACGCTGTGACACAACCGCGGCTTGCGGGTGAATGATGACCTGATCAACGCTGACCAAATCGCTACACGCATTCAGCTCGGCCAGCAGCGCATGAACGTCGATCACCGACCCCGGCCCGATCATAACGCGCTTGAGGCCCGGCGACACGATACCGTTGCCGAGCATCGTGTGCACGAATTTGCGACCGTTCTCGTCAATGAACGTGTGGCCCGCATTCGGAGCCCACGCCGTGATGATGGTATCGGGTCGATTTTTCTTAGCAAGGTAACCCGCGATCAGCCCCTTGCCGGTGGAACCGAACTGACAATCGATAATTAGATCGTAACAACGCATATTAGCTCCTACTTTGACGCTTCCCACCAATTCGGCCCTATGCCGAGATCGGACATAATGGGGACGTCGAATTTTATTGGTGTGCCTTCGCCGTCGAAATGGCGAATGACACGCTGTACCTGAGTGCCGATCGTATCACGGGAGCCAACGGGAGCGCTCACGTCGAATTCGTCGTGCACATTCAGTATTAACCTAGCCTCCGTACCGCGGAGGGCCTCGTGGACCTCGACGAGCTTCACCTTAAGGGCATCGGCTGCGGAACCCTGGAATATCAACCCGCCCGCCTTGTGAGTGTATTGCCCACCGGGGAACCGGATCCGGCGACCGAGGATCGTGCGCACATGGCCGCGGGATTTGGCTCGAGTCGACGCCAACGACAACAGATCCTTTACTCCGGGAACCGCCTCGTGGTACTTACGAAAGACTTCCTTCGCCTCGTCGCCCGCACGTGTCCACTCGCGACCGCTCTTGTCAGTCTCGGTGGTGTACGGAAGTCCCATCTCCTGCGCGAGTTTACCCTCACCCATACCGAAAACGAGGCCGAGATTGATCTGCTTCGCGTTTCCTTTGATACCAACGGTCGGTGATCGCGGAAGGCCTGTCATATCAGATACCATCTGGTGGAAGTCTGCGTCCGGATTCTCACGGTACATTTTAAACACACGTGGGTTCTGCACGTAGTGCGCGAACACACGGAAGTCCATTTGCGCCCAATCGTGACAGTGCCACTCTTGGCCCTCGTCTGGCACAAACACTGCGCGAACGATCTGCGCGACTTCTTTATTGCGCTTGTGAATCTGCTGCAAAGCGGGAGCGTTGCACGACAAACGGCCGGTACCAGTACCGAGATCATTATCCGACTTCGTCTGGTTGAAGTTCGCGTGAATCACACCGTCGTGGTGATGCCCGAGGATGTGACCAAGCAGAAAAGTATCGCGGGTCTTGATGAGCTGGCGCAACTTTAAAATTTTGCCCGCAGCGGGATGCCGCATGCGGCGTAGCACATCAGCGTTGATCGACGGTGCACCACCCTCGGTGGTCTCGGCATACGTACCATCAATCAGCTTCCACCGACCAGACTCGTCCTTCTCGGGTTTAAACAACTGCGCGATCGTCTTGCTCGGATTCGGGTTAACTTCAAAGCCAGCGAGTTCGTTCAGCTCATTCTGCTCGCGACGGACGATCTCCGAAATGTCTTGGACAGCCCGGTTCGCGGCCTCGACGTTCACTCGGACACCTTGGCGCTCAACGTCGATAAGCACGTTAAGTAGCTTCATCTCGACGTCCCAAACGGCCTCGAGCTCTTGATTGCGGATTTCTTGTTCTTGCCACTGCCAAAGCTTCAAAGTAGCGACGGCATCAGGGATCGCGTAATCACGAATCACTCCCCACGGAGCCTTCACAAGATTCATCATCTGAGCTTCGCGAGTCGCTTTGCCGCCAAACATGGCAGAAAGCTTGCTATAAGTCTCGGTCGCTTTACCAAGACCGACGTATTTTTTGCCGACGAAATCGAGGCTGTAAGAGGGGAGGTGCTCGTCGATCAGCGCCGCGGCAACCATGGTATCCCGCATGGCGGAGCCCATGATCGAAATACCAAGTTCGCGCAGGAAATGGGCATCAAATTTAAGATTATGACCGGCCACGCATCGAATCTTGGGGATCTCGCGACGCGCCCATGACAACACCTCGGGCTTCCGAAGGTCGAGACAGTCCGACTTGCCATCCGGCGTTGCATACACGAGCGCATAAGCACGATCCTTCCAGAATTGAAGTCCGGTCGTCTCGGTATCGAGCGCGACCACATCATATTTAGATAACTCTATCATACTATTGCTCGATTATACCAGTACTTGTAGCGGATTGTCCATATGTACCACGCGAAGCTCTCTCCGGGCTCGGGTGACACCAACGTACCATACCCGGTATTCATTGTCATCTAGCTTCCCGTAGACCCGGTCGGACATCCCGTTGAGCAGGACAACGTTATCCGCCTCGAGTCCTTTCGACGCATGGATAGTGGACAAAATATACGGCTTCGAGCAGTCGAGATCGACGTTACGAAAGTAATCATAAAAATAAGGTGGTATGCTTACCGCTTCGATCGCGTCCATCGATAACGCTTGTATCGGCGACACATCGCGCCGAAGGTGTTTGTTGTTAAACTTGTTGAATTCGCCGCGCTGCAGTTTACGGAGCTCGCGAATGGCGGTCGCGTAACGAGACTGGAAGAGACTCGAGCCGTTGTTCGCGATGTAAGGCAAATTCTGCTCAATCAACCACTTTTCAGCTTCGCTCTTCGTTGATTTGTCGCGACACAGAATCATCGACCCAAGCCCCGATTCCTCAATCGCAATATCCATGCGGCCGTACTTGAGAAGAACACCTTTATCAGCCCGCGGCCGATAGGTCTTTGGTACTCGGTCGCCGACGCGTGAAATGACAGACTGTGCCAATTCGTGAACGGTCGATGGGACTCGGTGCGACTGATCAAGGACTTTCGATTTCGCATTGTGTGCCTTCACAAATTTAGCCATGCCGTGCGGATCAGCGCCCGCCCAAGAGTGTACTGCTTGATCATCATCACCGGCAACATACACACGCTGCACAAGAGCAGTTAACTTCTCGATGATTCGCCATTGCAAGGGCGACAGATCCTGCGCCTCGTCTACAAACAACTCTTCATACGGGAAACCCATGTTGGTTGCGAGATAACGGGTAAGCATATCATTGAAGTCAACGACACCGAACGACTTCTTCCATGTCTCGTAACCATCGTTAAAATGCACGAACATGTCGTATGACGCTTCGTCCGGATGAAAGACCTCATATGTGTGGTTAGCATCCGTGCACGTGGCGGTCATGTATTGATTCATCTGCAACAACACGTCACCCACCGTTGGTGCTGCCATCTCTTCATCGCCTGACGAGAATTCGTAACCAATATACTCACCGAACTGTCGAAGCTTCGCATGATCAACGACTTCGACTCGAGTAAGGCCGAGTTCAGCAAATGCGAACGCGTGGATCGTCGATGAAGCGGAGCCGCAGCGGTTTCGAATTTCCTGCGCAGCCGACCGGGTGAACGCGAGGAACATGGGCTTCTTTGCTTGACCGGCAAGTTCCACCATCAAGCGCGTTTTACCGGTCCCCGGAGGGCCAAAAATTAATCTAACGTCCATAAGCTATAAAAAAAGGGGGGCCGGAGCCCCCCAAGCAGAGGTCTCTCTAGAAGCGTTCTTCAGCTGGCTGATCGTTCTCGTAACCGGTATCAACTTTCCGGTCACCAGAGTGAATAGCATCATACATCCGCTTGGCCGCGGACGCAATTCCTTGCGACACCCAAGGCCCGATTGTAGCACGAATGTTGTAAAATGTGCCTTTGTCGTTCTTCTCCTTGGTCGAATCCAAGTAAAAGATCGATGAGAATCGGGCGGCACCGCGCAGACGAATCATCGAATTGATCTGTCGATCAACCTTCAGCTTGGTGCTGGTCATCGGAATCACGATCTCAGAGCGAACGTTGCCCGCCTCATCGAGAATAAGACCGAAATTGGTCGCGGTCTCGACAATTTCCATCTGGTCAGCAGGGTCTTCGCCCGTCGCGATGGCTTGCTTGGCCTCGAGCTCGGTGCCATAACTGCCGCGGTAGCCGCCGCCCGCCGACCGCTTCTTGAATACAACGTATTCCTTCTTGCGATCAACGAACACAACGGGAACGGGTGACGCGTAGAGTTCGCGAGTGAGCGAATTGAAAAAGTCACCGGGCTTGATGCCCTCGATGTACTTCGGGTCAGAATCATCAACCTCAGGCGAGAGCTGTTGAACGAGCCCAAGCCGCGGGATAACGATGTCCTCAACACCAACCGACTCGTTGCCAACCGAGCCGTACTGCTGCAGAAAATCCGGAACCTGTCCGGCTACGGCAAGTTCAGTCTGCCGCTGAACTGCTACTTCTTTCTTCGCCATTGATATAACTCCTTTTGGCCTATGTGTGAAACGCTAGAGCTGCCACCCTCTAACGTCAGTAAAATCGAGCGGTCGGCACGATCGTGACATTGACACAATCGACCGGGTACTCGTTGCCCTCTTTCATCGCTCGCGACACGAACGCCTTCAGTGTCGACGATGCGACGGATTCCTTGATGAGTGCCGATTCGCCATGATCCACGAGCCACTGGTGCAGTGCCTCCCGTTGTTCCTCACGCGACGAAACGAAGAACTCATCCTGAATGCGGATACCGCGACCAATATTGCTGAACTTTGCCGAGGTGATGTCTTTGTCTTCCATCAACTTCGGGATAACCGCACGACGCAACACATCATAGCGGTTCTGCAAATCGGCCTTCTTCTCAGTGATCTCATCAAGCTCTTTGTTCAGCTTGGCGAAGACCTCAACGGCATCTTCAAGGGCAAGATTCTCATATTCAGGGTATTTAATGTCCATTAGCTATATTCCTCTGATGTTAACCGGGACGTATTTGTTTGCCATATTATCCCATTTCAGCACGGTAAACGCACCGCGCTTCGCCAAGATCGCCATCGCCACTCCTATATTCAGCGGGTCGCCGACGATCAACAAATAATCTGCAGGGCCAAAGCTCTCGAGCTTGGACTTCATGAAATCAATATGCTTCTGCGGGTTCTCGAATTTCGGGTAGTTCACCAACGCCACAAATTCGATATCGCCGAAGTCGGTTGCTGGCACAAAGTTATGCTCTGTGCGCTGCACCACGAAGACCTTTGCCACATATCCTCCTATAACTCTATCTTTGGATTATAACACCGGGCGCGTCAGGACGCAAGCTTCCGTATTTCTTCCATCAGCCAATCGGCATAGTTACGGTTGTTCTTGAGTGCATCAAGCACCCGCGAATCTACCCAACCCCCGTCGATCAAGATATCAATATACAATACCGATTCGCTCGTCTGCCCGATGCGATGTGCGCGGTCCTCGCTCTGGATTCGATCATCGAGCATGAATGTGTTACTCAAATATACAACGGTTGATGCGGACACCAATGTGATGCCAATACCGCCAGCACTCTGTGTTCCGACAAAGAATCGCACATCAGGGTCGTTCATGAACCGCTGCCTTGAAAGTGTATTCTCCTCGGTAGTGTTTAAGCCGTAAAACGTCACAGTGGGCGCAACCTTCGACAAAGCTTCCGCTGCGAGCGTAACTTCGCGTTGGAACCGACACCACACAATCACTTTACCGTCGATCTCATCAACGACTTGAAGGAGCTCTTCAATCTTCGGGTTTTTGCCAGGGAAAGGCTCGGGATTCACTTGATTCTCGAGAATCATACCATCGACGACTTTCGCACCGGGAAAGAAACCCGATGAAATCTGCTGTAACCGTAAATCACGCACGAGCACGTTGGTGAACGATGCGATCGAGCCATCGTACTCGGTGTAGCCCTCTTTCTTGAGTTCGGTGTACGCGGTCTTTTGTGCAGGGTTCGGCTCTACGCGGCGCACTTGATATACTTTCGGCGGCAAATCAAGACACTCAGCCTTTGATGCGCGGAAGGTGTACGGACTGATAAGCTGCAAAAGCTCTTCCTCATTCTGCGCTCCGATAATTTGCTTTTGCTTATAACCACCCATCACACAGTATCGATTGCGAAACGCATAGAAACTCGAGCCTCCAATAATGTCCGGATCCATGAAAGTGTATTGTGAGTACAGATCCTGTGGCCCCTTGGTTATCGCGGTGCCGGTTGCGATTCTCCTGCGTTTGAAGGCACGACCAAGCTTGGTTATCGCCTTGGTGCGGTTAGCATCATGCGATTTAATGCGGCTCGATTCATCAACATACAATACGGGTCGCGTGATAAGTGCGAATTTCTCGGCGTATTTGTACGCATCGCCCTGCGAGAATGACTCTACCGGCATGATCGCCCACTTGACTCCGTCAGCGAAGGGCTCAGTCATCCACTTATCGAACGCCTTCTTTTGGCCAGAATCATAAACATGCACATCATACCCGATAGACGAGTGCTTCTCGATCTCCTCTCGCCAGTTCGATTTAATCGAATTCGGGCAAATAACCATCGCCGCGTTGCATTGGCCGTCAAGAAAATAGCACGCTGCGTCGTCAATCATCACCTTCGATTTACCGGTGCCGGGGTCCATAAGGAGCGCATAATTGTCCTGCGGGATGCAACGCAGGAGTGCTTCCATCTGATGATTAAGCGGTGCGGTTTTGAAGTTAAAAGTCAACGGTAATTTACCACGCTGAATATCAGACCGAGTCTCGATGAAATTCGACGCTTTCGTGGTGAATATTGCGCCGAACCGCTTGAAAAATTCGATATTGGTCTTGGTAGGCGGGCAAATCCAGAGCTTGCTCTCCTTATCGAATCTACGAGAAGGAATCGACCTAAGTACGCCAAGCATCGTCGGAGTTCCTGACACCATGAACGCTTTACCATTGAAATCCACGAATACCATTAGAAACGTTCCTCGATCTTGAGCGGTTGGAAATCAGTCGGTGCGAGATTGGCGGGTTTGTGCCAAAGGCGGATCACCTTTTTACCAACACGCGATTTCGAATAACCGCATCCGAGCCCACGAAGGATGACCCAGAGATCCGCACCTTTCGCCTCTTCCGACCGCTTCCTCTTCAAGAAGGAGATGAAATCAGTGGACCTGAACACCACCGTCGGCTGCTTCTCTTCGTTCTCGATAAGCACCGGAATGCCACGGAGAACATCCTCAATATTACCAAATTTCGGCTTATTGTCATCACTCAAACGCTCGCAGACTCGAGTAAATTCCTCGAGCATGCCGCCCACCACTGCCTTCGGCCCGACATCCTCAGGTGCGTCGATGCACTCCATCGTGTCCATTTTCTGCTTAAGCGTCGCTTGCCAGTCAATCTTCTTCATATCCGGGATCACGAGATCGGCATACGCGAAACAGGCGAGCTGGAAAGAGATGAAGTTAAACAGCACCGCATGATCAAGCACCATCTCGCGACCATTCACCTCGACAAGATACTTCGGCGGATCAGTCATGATCTTCTTGAGTCCACCGAACATGAAGTCGTGGAACATCGTCTTGTTGCCCTGCCCGATCCCGAACTTGCGGGTTTTGCAAAGCTCTTTGTCGCAAAGCGAACAAATCGGCTCCTCGTTGCACCGGTAGCCGTAGTCACCCTTGCCGACCGACGATACGATGGTCGAAATCTCCCGTCGCGGGAGTGGTTTGTAGACGATCGACTTGTCATAGTTGATCTGCATCAACGGTTCTTCAATATTGTTCGGGTCGACCTTCTTAAGATAAATGGCAATATTAAATAGTGCATTGTTGCGCGAGCCCGAAGTCACACCACCCTTGGTCAGGATGTGCTGGATGCAAGGTGGCGCATCCTGATGGTCGGTCCCGAAGGTCAAACTCATCATCCGATTCTTGTCGCACAACGATGCCTCGGCTCGGTCGAGGAATTCATCGAGGGTTAACTTTTGCCCGGAGGACCAAGCGAACCTTACCGTATCCCCAGCATTAAAATATGGCAAGTTAATCCAATTACCGACTTGCCCCTTCGAGAGCTTCTTCTGCTTCGGGAAGACCTCGACCCCAGGATATCCTATATTAGTAGCCCATTGCTTAAGAACGCCCTGCACGAGGGCCGCGGGAAGCCTCTCTGATAGGAAGAGGTAGAGGTGTGCACCCTGCGACTTGCTCTGACACACAATGAGCGGGTACCCGTATTCCTCGATCTTAAGTATCAACGGCTGGAGGGGGATAAATTGCCCATCCTCGTGAGCATCGATGTCGATGGCACCCCACTGCACCATGCTATCGTCGTCGATTGGCACCACACCAATACCGATATCCCCGTCTAGGTGGTCCCGGAAATTATCAAGGGTCGGTTTCTCCTTGACCGTTTCCATGTAGCCGGTTTTCTTCCAGACCCCTCGAACTCGGTCCAGACCCTTGTAGAGGGCAGCGAAACGCTCCACCTGAATATCAGTGACCATGTCAAACCTCGCTATAAACGATATGGGAAGGGTACCACGAAACCGTCCCGCGGTCAATTGTAGCGTTTGTAGCGGTTTTGTAGCATATATAGGTGCTACACACAAATTATATTTCTGATGCCGTTCCCGCCCGTACAAAAAAAGAGACAATAATATAGTGTAGCATTGTAGCGGGGGGATTACATATTCTTGTGTTACCCCTATATATTAATATTCGTAAATTACCCCTATAGTATATCCCCTTTTTTTACGCTACAGCGCCACAGAGGGGGGTATATATATTTTCTGATGCCGTTCCCGCCCGTGCGAGAGCACATATTAGTGTGTAGCATATATACCGCTACAAAAATGCTACAACCGCTACATTGTTTCGGGGGTGAAACGGCGAATTGTTCTTCTTATGCCGTCACGACCATCTTAACACAGTTCGAGGCCCGTGATAAGATCCCCCATGGGGTGGAAATCGTACCGACGGCACCCTCGGCAAGTCCGATTCTGGTGCCGCCAATGTCAAATCGAACATTTCGGTCGCTGTGACCCGATTCGTAAGAAGCGAGTCGAAGCCATCGGGAAGGCTCTCCTCGCCGCTCGGAAGAAGGACCCGCTACCGATATAGCATCTGCCGCTCTTCGCGGCTACGGCGGGCTTCCGCGCTCTCAGGAGCCGGTGGTGCGAGGCCAATCGTGCCGCCGACGATACCGGCTTGGGTGCCGCCGATCGTACCTTCGCGAAATCCTCGCTTCTGGGCAGCTTCCTCGAGCATTTTAACCACCGCGGCTACTTCCTTCGGCGACCCGGATTTGAGTAAATTGGCCAGCTCTTGGTAATATTCGTCGGGAACGCCCTTGCGAAGGAGCGATAGTACACCCTGTGCAATCGACCCGATGAAACCGCGGCTCGCCGTCTCAGCAGCGGCTTCCATTACGCCCGGTCGGTTTTCCAACGTCTCGCGCATCGCGGTGCGCTTCGCGGTCGGCGAACCCGCCAGAATCTGACCCGCGGATTTGAACAGTTCGAGTTCACGCTCGAGCGCCGTCATGAAGAAGTCGCGCTGGGCCGGTGTCTCGAAGACCGCCTCCAGCGACTTGCGGGTCGATGGTGACCCGATGATCCTCTTGGCCGCGTTGATGTCGGTAGCCGGATCCATGATCGTGTCGAACAGATTCCGGGCTACACCGGTGCGGAAAGCATTTAGCTCGCCCTTCGACATATCTTTGACGAATTTCTGCACCTGCTCAGGGTCGAGGTTCCTGAATTCGTCGCGGCCGAGCCGCAACGCTTCGAGCGTCTCGATGTCGCCTTTGTACTCGGCTCGAGCTGCTTTGTACTCCGGCACCAAATCGTCGAGACGTCGGATGTACTGCTCACGCAGCGCCTTGAGTGCGTTACCCTCGGCCGATTTACCGGCTTTGTACAGCTCGCCGATCTCAGCGTCGATGCCCTGCTTGATGTAGTCGAGCGTCCGGACGTCCGGCGTCGCCACCATTTGCCCGGTCTGCGGATCGTAGATCGGTCGCAGCACGAACTTCGACGGATCGCCCTGCGGATCGAGTTCCGCGGCGAGACGCTTCTTGTCCAGAATACCTTGTGCCTTGGTAAAGAACCGCTGGAATTCCGGCTCGAGCAACACGCGGTTGATTACAGGATCGTTGATGTCACCCACAGCATACGCGGCATCATACAGAGTGTCGGCATCCGATCGGAGGTCCTCGATCAGGCGACCCTCTTCCTTGTAGTAATCGCGGGCCTGTAGGCCACGGCGCACTTGTTTGGCAACCCGATCACGCGATCCGGCCTTTTGTGCCGCGATCTTCTCTTCGAGTTCGCGGGACGGCTTGCCGCCGCGCTGCACCACAGATTCTGCGAGTTGTACCGTACCCGGCGTAACGTTGGCGATCGCCGGAGGTACGCCGAGTTGAATATCCTGTCGGATCCGACTCGCGATCGCACGGGGGCTTTCATCATCGAGTGCAAGATTCAGCTTCTCGAGAGCCCACTGTTTCGCCTTGTTGGGTGACACGCCCGCCATGTCGAATACGCGGCTAGCGAGTTCACCAGTACCTTTGAGCACGAGCGGCGTTGCAGTACCGAATGCTGTACCGAAGAGGCCACCGCCAACAGCTCCGGCCGTTCGATCGCCCTCGGTGCTACCCGCGCCTGTGATCGCGCCTTGAACACCACCAGTTGTTGCGATTCGGCCGACGTTTTGCGCGGTCGTTCGCTGACCGGCCGTTTTGCCGAGACCGATCAGTCGCGACAGAGGGCCGAGCATGCGGCCAGTTGTCGTCGCGGCGCTAAGCTGACCACCCGGCGTCAGGAACGACGCTACCGCGGGGATTGCACCACCTGCGATTTCACCAATACCAGACACCCAAGGGCTTTCTTCCGAGAATGTGCCGTACTCGGACCGAATCTCGGTGAGTGCCTTCTCGTACTCCTCGTCGCCGAGCTTAGAGCGAAGCCACGCTTCAGCCTCGTCGCCCCAACCCATCGCCAAGCCCTGGCCAAGGATAGACCGGACGAGGTTCGTTGCTGTGTCGGCCATGTCTTACTCCTGCGTGGTGCGGTACCGGTAAGCACCGCCGCGGATCGCATTAATGCGCTCTTCGTCCTTTTTAATTCGAGAGTCGGCAAGCGACAAGGCTCGAGTGAGGATGCGCTCGCGCTCCTTTTTACTCTTCGACTCAATACCTTGCAACTCTTCAAGAACCTTACGTTCACCTTCGGTCGGTGCAGCACCGAACGTCGCTCGGAGGCTCGACAACAATTGCTGAGTAAGAATATTCTCAAGGTCGCGAGTGTTAATCACCTTCTCGCTATCCGGTGAGAAGCCTTCAGCCGAGAATCGAGCGAGAGTGTCAGCAATACTCGAATCGTAGGTGTACGGATTAAGCCGCAACGCCTCACCGAGAAGCATCTTCGATTCTTTCTTCGCGAACAGACTGTCCTCGGTTTCGGACAAGAGTCGAGTCTCGGCCGCACCCATCTCGGTGCCGGAACGTTCGTATTTAGCTTGAGCAAGCGCCGCGTTAGCGAGAGCCACGTTGAGACGAGCTTCTGCAGCGTCACCCTGCTTCTCGGCGATCGCCGCGACACGCTTGTGGAAGTCGGCCGTTCCCGGTGTGAGGCCCTCGTCCATCGCTTGCTTACCAGCGGGCGATTGCGCCTCTCTCGGCTTGAACGACTGCTCGGCCAGCTTCTGCAGGATATTGCCTCTCGTCGATTCCGCTTTCTCAGCGAGTTTCGTGTAGAGGTCGATATCCTGTCCCGCGGCTTCGATGTCGAGTTGCTGACCGGCACCCGCCGCCTTCAAAGCGTCAAGAGCTTGTTGGCGACGAGCAAGACGTTTCTCTTTCTCCATTTCGCCCGAGACTTCAGCTACGTTGCCAAGCGACTCGTAGAAATCACCGGTCTTGCCCGGAGTCAGAAGAGCTTGCGCCAACCGGAAGTAACGCTCAGACTGAGAAGGTTCGGCGTCAGCGATCTGTGCACTTCCGGCCAAAGTGCCTTTATAAGCTGCGAGGAGTTCGTTTCGCTTCTTCTGCGCTTCTTCTGCCTTCAACATGTAGTCATCGGCACCGAAGTACTTCGAGAAGAGCGACTCGATCTGGTCCGGACGCTCCTCCGCTTGAGGGGCCGCACCAATATCGAGCATAGAGTAGATGTTGTTAGCCATCAGGGACCCTTCCACGTCTTATACAAAGCGGTCGCGCCCGCGAGCCCGCCGAGAATCTTCGACAGATCAGACGGTTCGACCGGCTGATCGATCCTACTGGCAGTGCTGGTAGTGCCGGTGCTGCTTGCAGGGAAACCGCCGATAATACCGGCTTGGAATCCGAGCTGTTCGTACGGGTATTTGCGCTCTTCTTCGTACTGCTGGTATGCAAGGTCAAGCGCCCGCTGCCCGAGTTCACGTTCGGCACCACCGACTCCAGTTATCGCTGCTGCACCGCGCAACCCAAGAGTCTGAGCGGCTTCACCAAGCCCACCGTATTGCTGCGCGATAGCCCGCATGTTAGCGGCGTCTTGTGCCGCGGCTTCTGCCTGTGCCATCTGAGTCTGCAACGCCCGCTGCGCGTCTTGCCCAGTGAGCTGGCCTGTGGTCGCGCCAATTTCGGCCAGTCGAGCTGCATCTTGCGCGGTGAGACCACCAAGCGTCTGACCGATCTCAGCGAGACTGACACCACTTTGGAGCAATCGTTGCAAGTCGCTCGTGCTTAATTGGCCCATCGTTTGACCAGCTTCAAGGAGAGCACGTTGCTGTGCGCCACCGAGCTGGCCGACGGTACCCGCGAGCTGCGCTTGGCGGGCTTGCTCTTGACCGAAGATATCTGCTGCTTGACCATAACCCGCTTGCAGCGCCTTCGATTGTTCGGCCAACACGCCTTCCTGCACATCACGCAGAGCGCGTGCACCGAATTCACCCATCCGCGAACCGCCAAATTGCCCCGCTCGGATGAATTCTTCGCCGATCGCGGGGAGGAATTTCTCCTGCAGTTGGCGCACCCCGAGATCCGCGATCTGTCCGACCACGTTCTTCGTGTACGGGTTCATATACTGTTCGACCGCACCGGGGAAGGTTCGAGAGGCTTGACTCAAATATGGTTGAGCGGCCGAAAGCGGCGAGGCACCGACAGCTTGTCCGAGCATCGGCTGGGCCATACTGAGTGCGCTACCCTTACCCGCCATCTCGATTGGCGCGGCACCTTTCTGAAGGTAAGGCTGAGCTGCTCCCGCACCACTCATCCCGGCGGCTTGCGACAAATATGGCTGAGCACCGGCCATCCCAGAAGGACCACCGGTAATCATCCCCGCGGTTTTAATTCCCGCGGCTTCACCGAGTGCCCCGGTTGCGGCACCGAGATACGGTTCGAACGCTCCCGCGGAACCAACCGCAGCCCGCATGCCCGCTTGTTCGGTTGGAGTGAACCCGGCGATCCGTGGACCTTCGTAGGGGACGTATGGCTTGTTAGCAAGATTCTGCGCCCAAGACACTGTGTTATAAATAGCGTCCTGCATCCAAGGTGGCGTCTGCGTCGAGACGGTAGACGTGGTGGAACCGGGAGTGCCGGAAAGAAGGCTTGCCATGTTATACGCCTCTCAAATACTGGAGCGGAGACTTGGCGTTGGGGCTGATACCACCTTTCGCCAACTTCGAGCCCTTGTGCTTACGAATGCTTGATCGGAACTCGTCCATCTTACGTGCACCTTCCTTGGTCGAACCGTCGCCCAACAGTGCCAAAGTCTCCGCGTCGATGACATATTCGCCGTCGCTTAGCAATGCCGGTATTTTATCATCACGACCGGATCCAGGACCATCTACGTATCGTCCGAGACCACCGCGATTCATCTGCAAGTCCGGCTGGTATTCTGGCGGAGTCACCGGGGCGACCGGTTGCGGCACCCCCGCTTCAAGAGCACGGTTCTGGATCTTGTTCCAGTTGCGAGCGGTGTAGGTGTTCAAGTTCATACCGGCAGCGTCAGCTTCGGCCTTCACCTTTTCCCAGTCGATCCATTGACCAGCACCGGCGCTAGCGCGGGGATCGTATGGGGCAGCAACAGCCGGTGGTGCTTGCGTCTCGCTTGTGCCGCCTAATACCCCGAGACCCTTGATTAAATTCTCGAGCGTGCCATATTTTTTGAGTAGCTCCTTGAAAGGGTCTTCCTCAACACCGACTGGTTTGTAATCTTTGAGGATATCAGCCGGATCGACCACGATCGGAGTCGGTGGCGGAATGTTGAGATCTTCATCAGGTAGTTCTCTTTCCGTCTCCACCTTAAACTCTTCGATACCGTCTGTCACAGGTTCGGGAGTCTCCACATCGAAACGATTGGTCAGCACCTGCGTCAAAGGGTCAGTGAGGTCAAGGTTATCTGTGGAAACTTCGATTTCTGCCATCCCCGTTTCCGGATCGATTGGAGCAGGTTCGAACTGATCCATAACCGTCTGAATGACAGCATCACTTGCGTCTGAAACCTCGAGCTCATCCGGCGATGTCGAGACTTTCACCTCTTCAAGATCAGGTTGAGTAACTTCCGGTGTGTATTGATCAATCAACGATTGGATGAACGGGTCGGAGAAGTCCAATTGATCCGCTTCCGTGGAGACTTTGATCTCTTCAACGGGTTCCTCAACAACTTCCGTTTGTTCGGTGACCGCCGGTTCTTCAACACCTTGGTCAGATGCGAGTTTGTAGCCGGTATATGCGCCAGTCTCGAGACCAGCACCGAAATCGGGTGCAGTGGTCTCAACGGTGAATTCACCCGCGATCTCGTCCTCCGGTCCGACCTGTTCGGGTGCCGGTTGGTCTGGTGACACAGCCGCTTGAGCACCGGCCAAAGCGCCAACATTAGCCAAGCCAGCTGCGGCCGCACTCGGTGCAAATGTCGTAACAGCGAATTCCTCAAGACCTTGGGATACGCTGCTCGCGATATTGGCCGCTGCCGTCGGGCTAACCGCCGACACGTCGCCGCCGGGGATATCCTTGACGGCGTCCATTAGGCGACTATCTTGCAGCTTCTGCGCTACCGAGCTAATGACTTTGTCGCTGACAAATGTGAGGCCCGCGGCCATTGCAGCGGATTTAAGTATATCACCCAAATCACCGCCCTTTGCGCCGGTGACGCCGCCCGAAATGATGGCGTTACCGATCATCTTCGCAGTCACCGGACTTACAGAACCAACACCGAGCTGCGCGGCGACCGTTTTACCGATGGTCTGAGGTATGCTAAGTACGTTAGTAGCCGCAGTCTTCAAGCCGGTCAAGAAACCGCCGCCGGTGCTTGCCGCGCCCGCTGCCGTACTACCCGCAGCACCGGCACCGGCACCGGCACCAGCTCCTGCACCAGCGAACACGGGCGCAAGGCCCGCTGCAAACATGGCCACAGCAGCAACCTTAGCGAGGTTCTCTACAGTCTTATCATCTTTTCGTTTAAATGCACGAGTCGGATCAGGGTAGCCCGACTCCATCAATGTGCCTTGACCGTATGGGTCCATACTTTCAAGTACGCCAATATCCGGTTTAAAATCGAACTTGCCGCCCGCGTAATCCTTCGGAACAGCAGCGAAGAAGTCGCGCATCTCTTGCTGGTTAAACGCCGGACGCAGCTCTTGAAGAGTCTTAGTGTCCATTAGCTTGTCAACGACGTTGTTCTGTTTAGCGAAGTCGAACGCTTCTTTGAATTGATTGGCCTTCAGCATATCGCTCAAAGGCTTCATCACAGAATATTCAGATTCTACCTTGGCAAGCGCACCAACATCACGTTCAGACTTAGCGGCAATAGCTTCTGCTATCCCCGGTTCACCGGCAAGCACATCAAAACCCGACTTAAAAATCCCTTGAGTCGGATCTTTGGCCGCTTTCTTAAAAGCCTCTAAAGCGCCTTCTTCGTAGAAAGATCCCGCACTACCAAGTCCTGCGCGAGTATCTGCGCGAAAGGTTGACGGAGCGCCCCCGCCAAACGCTGCATCACCCACTTGAAAGTTCATCGCGCTAAGTGCGGATGGGTCTATCAACGACATCAATGCCATCATTTTCTGACCGGCCTCGAAGTCCATTGACGACGACTCTTGAGGCTCCGTCAGCTTCTCCTCTTCGCCCGTCGGCATGATACCGTACCGGTCGGCTAATTCGCCGATCTGAACTGCGGGTAACGTGCGCAGGAAGTTGTCTTCGCCAGTGATCGACTCTACTTCGCCGCCGTTCGCGAAACCACGTATTGCTTGCGCAGCAGTCGGAATCGGATTGTCAAGGAAGTAATTCATGGCTCACCTAATCCAAAACTTGGTAGAAACGAGAAGCCCAATCACGCCAATTGTCATACTGGTACGGCGACGGCGGATTTTGTTGAGAAATGCCATTGATCCCAATGATGCCCGCAGCCCAATTCTGCCATTCGGTTTCTTTCTCCAAACGCGCAATCGGACCATATTTCTCAAGATCAAATACCGTAAAATCTGCCCAATCTTTCAACTTGTGATAGCGTGGGTCCGTCAAAAGGCTCATGGGTTGCCCCCGAGCACTGTTCCTGTCGCCGGTTCAACATGCGCGATCACTTGCCCCATCTGGTAACTGCCACCGAGAGTGTTGCTTTCGAACCGAAAGCGCATCTCGCGCCGAATTTCGCGGAAATATACAAGCTGTTGCTGGCGCTCGGTTGGTGTAGCATAAATGATTTGCGGATCGCCTGTCACTTCTGCCGATTTAGCATTAGCGCGACCGGTGATTTGTACTGTCATGTTGCCCACTTGCACGAAGTCGGGTTCGATGTACTCTACACGCAGTGCCATATTTTGCGGCTGCTCTCCGGAGAGCAATGACATATCTGCCGTTTCGAAAAATGACTGCACCGGGCGAATTTGATCGCCATTGATTTCATCTGTGCCGTATTCGTGTTGCCACACCACATAACCCTTGGGGTCGTTGATGATGCGCGGATTGCCGTCCTCCGTAATGCGAAGTTCGGTGTTCTGAACGCCACGAAATTGCGTGGTCTCCGTATCAATAACACCAATCACGAGCGGCGAATTAAACACCTGTGCATACTGACCTGCAGAGCGCCCGCTGTTGGGCAACACCGTGTCGTACCAAGTCTCCTCACGCACGTTGTAAATCACCGCATGCGTGCACTCAGTCGCACTTCCACGCGGGTAACACCACCAGATTTCGCCCCAACGTGGCACCTTGAACGCAAAGACTTTCTGACGTTGCGCGTAGTTCAGGTTGTCGTAGAACCAGTTCAAGTTGAGCTGATTCGGCACTTCGCGCACAACACCGTTAAACATCAAGAAGCGGTCGACACCGCACCAGAAGTACAAACCATCGTACTCAATCACACTCTTCCCAGAGAGAATGCTTGACTGCGAGGTAATGGTGTCGAAATTAAATACCGCTGCCCCGCCCACATAACTGGCGCGTACTACCGAATCCAATGACCAAAAGAGTCCAGACGGCGCATTACCAGCACCCGCACGAAGCGGCAGTCCCTTAACGATCTTTTGGCTTGTGACCCGAGCGTTACCCGCATCGCCGCCTGTCCAATCGTCCGTATATCCCGCACGACTCCACTGCACAAAACCGTCCGAGCCATACGCAAACACATACGGAGCCAACGCAACAATGCCGCCAGAAACCGTAACGTCTGATTCCAGACTAAGCGGCGCAGTACCATTGTCAAAGCCGCGATAGAGCGCACCATTAGCGTCAGACGATATGTCTTCGATGTCATACGCTACATGCGCCAAGATTTCATTTTGGTTGGTCGTGGTGTTAAAAGCTACATCAAAGACCCAGTTGGCATTAGCATTACTCACATACGCCGGATCTGTGCGATTTGTGACGATACTGCTCAAACCGTTTTGGTTTAACCTAAATCGGAACACCCCATCTTTGGTGCCAATATGAACGTACACAAATCCACTGTGATTGTGGATATGCATGCCACGCGCAATACCATCCAACCGATCTTGCAGCGCACGATAACCGCCCATCTTTCTCGGCAACCCGCGCTGAAACCGACACCATTGGCCGTCAACGTAAAAGTTGCCTTCAAACTTCGTGCCGTCCCGCTTGATTCCGGGTTGCGAACGAATAACGACCGGTTGCAAAGGCATCAGTAAGTGCCACCCTGAATCGGGTCGAGACCCAACGCAATTTGTGCCGCTGTCGTATTCGCTGCCGTAAAGACCGCATCACCAATAGCTGTAGCACCTAAATTCGTTCTTGCACCTGAAGCTGTCGTTGCTCCCGTACCGCCTTGAGCCACCGTCACCGGAATCGCAATCGTTGCTGTGTCGGCATCCACGACATTGGTGCCGTCGCAATACAGGATAGCGCGAGCACCCTGAGCCACCGTAACTGCGGGAGACTGGGCAGCGGTCTTAATCCCAAGCGTGTACGACCCGCTAGTTTGGTTGCTGACCCAATACTGCTGAGCTGTCGTCGGGACAATAACGTCGCGGTTGCCGGTGAGCGTGCCGGTGAAAATGTAAGCCGTCCGGTTAAGTTCGGCCGTCGATAGTGTGTAGTCGCCGCTACCCGCGATATCGATCTGCAACACGCTGAAGGCATAAACCGCAGACTGGCCAAAACCAATCGTCCAGAATTCGACACCATCTGTAACGATGATGCACGAATCACCCGGCGAAAGCGTTAGCGTGCTCGAGCCGTTAATGTTCTCAGAGCTGTTCGGGTCAATCGTCAAATCGCCCGTGCCGCCATTACGCACTTGCAAGAACCAATCGTTCCCCAGCGATGGCGCAGACGAAAGGAAAAGTGTGCCTGCACCACCTGTCCAAATGTACGCCTTAGAGCGATCACTGGTGCCCGCCGTGTAATTCGTGCTGAAAGACGCTACTTCGATCGACTGGTTCAGTGTCGTGGCAATCGCTTTAAGGCCAAGTCCTGCCAGCGAAGATGCATTCGTAGCCGAAGCGGAAGCGCCATATTGGAATGAACGCCACGTACCCGCAGCCGTGCTGTTGCTCGTCAAATAAATCTGAAAAGTCGTACCGGACTGCGGAGCACAAATTTGCGACCCGGTGTTAGTCTTGACCGTGAACGTGTTAGAGCCAACGTTGTTAAAAAGCACCGTCTGACCGGTACCCGCTTCGGTGGCATCCGGCATTGTGATGACCAGACTCGTCGTGGTCGGATTAACGTCCATAATGGACGCCACAACGTCGGTGGTCGGCGCAGTCTCGAGCGGCCAACTCAGCGCTTGGTCAACAGTCAGTGAGACGTATCTGTATTGTACGTCACTGGGGTAAATATTGGTGCCACCGAAAGTGTTCGTGTAGGTCGTCATCGTTTAGGCCTCTTGGCGAGTGGCGGCACGATCGAGAATCTTCTGCAGGTCTTCCCCATTAAGAGCCGACAGCGCCCGGTCGTAGTAGGACTGCCACAATTGTACCCTCTGATCGTCCTTCACAAAAGGGGTCGCCTCTACCAACGACCCATAAAGCAGGACATTGGGGGCGAATTCCGACAACCAGTTAGTCTGGTTGGTGTCATCCAATAGCGGCGGCAGCTCGTAATAAAGAATCTCCATCGGGTAAGCAGCATCCGGTGTCGGAGTGAATATCCAATGTTTGTAGTCATAGTCAGCGTAGAACTCCGGTTGGCCGGTTTCGGTTTCATTCGGCCAATAGCTTCGAACGTATTCGTAAGCTCTAGAAAAAACGGGAGTATGAGTATTATTATTGTTCCCGGTGCCGATGTTGATGCTGATTGTGTCGCGCCAGCGGTCGGGTTTCGCATAGACCGCGAGGTTGGCTTGCATCGTTGTGTTCACCACAGTCTGGAACCCCTGGATTTTCAACTCTCGAGAAATCCGGCGCTCGGCCAACGTAATAAGTCGGGGGATCTGCTCGTATACAATAGGGTCCGTGATACCACCCCTTTCAAGGTAGTTACGGATATCAGACTGCAGACTGGTGAATGTCATCGCTGCGGGCATTATTTGATCCCCAATAGATACAGTGTGCGTTCGTCATTTCGGCGTTTAACTAGACCCGGCAACACACGCCCCCCAGCCTTCGTCCATTTGAGGAACTCGTCTGCTGCGTCTTCCAGTTCGCCCCGGTTTGTCTTCATCCGGAGAGAAGATCTCTGAAGATTCCCCAGTCCCACGTTGAAGGCAAAAGATACGAGAGAATCAAAGAGTCCTTGGCGACCAGAAACAGCAGGGCAAAGTCGAAGAACACCACGCTCAAACCGGCCAAGGTCTTGAGCAAGAATAGTATCCACCTCTCCCATCGTAAGGACGCGATCCCAGCCTTCGGGTATCGGTAGATTCTTGCGCTCCTCATACTTCACCGCGATATGAGCCGGGTCAATGACATGGCCCACGCCCACCGTCCACAAAAGCGCCGGACAGCGGTAAGGTTTAGTCCTCACCCCTTCATGGTGCTTGATCATTTGGATAGTGGCGGGGCTGACTTTCACTTCTTGCCGAAAGCCTGTGTCCCGAACCAAAACGCTATGATTGAAGACAGGATCAACATCTCGTCCTCAGAGAATACGTTTTCCAGCGCAACCGCAAACGGTACGCCTTGGTTCCACGCGTACCACATACCAGCGATGTTGATAATGACTAGCTCTAACACAAAAATGTACGTCACCACCGGGCGCACCGAGGCACGCAGGTTAATCATCCATTGGCTTGCGCCTTTGCCGATCTCTACGTCGTGGCTGTAAAGGGCTTGGCGTTCCTCGGCAGCAGTCTGCGTCTGAATTTGCTCTAGTTTGATTTCCTCTACGCGTGCTTGTGCGATAAAGCCGCGTTCAGCGAGGGCTAGTTCCCGCTCCTTCTGTGCGGCGACCAACGCTAGTTCGTGTTTCTTGTCCTGCCGATCTTGGAAGATTTGCAGAATCTTGGGCAGGCCACCGGCCAAGAACGATAGAAACGTGCTAACCATTGTCATCATTTCGAAGCCCTCACGACGTCATCGCCTTTGGTCACGGTTACGTGGTCGCCTTCTACGTCCACGCGCATCGGCTGCTCCTTGCGGTCAAGCCGGTCGAGCTTCGCAATCAGCTCTTTGATAACCGCAAACTCAGGCTTCTCTTCCTTCTCAACCGTTCCGGCGATGCCGTTGAGCATGGAAATGAGCGCAGTCAGCGAAGCGCCGAGTAGCCCCATCACAGCGGCGATTTTGTCATTATCAAGGAACAGACTAGAGACGACACCAATCACCACGATAGCCGTGATGTACTTGAGGCCGTCCTTGCCGATAGCCTTGCCTGCTACGGTCTTAGCCGATGCTTTAGCCTCAAGCCGATTCAACTCAGCCTGAACCTGCGCCTTGAACAGCTCAATGTCTACTGGTTCGCTCATTTGTCTTGCTTGCTCTCAAGTCGGTCAAAGATAAGTCGCAGCATGGATTTGATCTCGTCAATATCGCGCTGGTAGTGGTTCTGCGTCACGTAAGTCAGCGGCATGTTTCTGACATCTTGATCCAGCTTTTCAATAGAACGAGAAATGTTGTTCAAGATCCAGCCGCCGAATACTCCGGCAATACCTACGACAATATTGAAGAGAACCTGCATTTCCATCGTCATCACCCAGCAGCGCCAGTCACAGAATCCGAAGTCACAAAGTCAATTACTAGGCTGATTGAATCAGACCCGGAGGCTACGAAAGTAATCGGCTCCGATCCAACCACCGTCGAGATGGAGTCAGAGTCGGTAATGACCAGCGAGAAGTCAGGGGTCACGACCTCCGCCGTCTGCGGATACTCGCACTCCACCCATGCCATTTCACCGTGGTTCCAGTTCCATTGAAAGCCGGGGCGATCCTCGGGCTTTGGGTCACGCACGACCCACTCGGCGTTTACCCACGCAACCTGCTTACCCTCTGGTGCTTCCGGCTTGGCGGGAACCTCGTACCAACCCTTGTTGTTGTCGATCTGCTCGACGGGGTAGTGGCCTTTGAAACTATACAGAGCCATAAGTCACCTTACAGAGTCAGGAACGCCGTAGTCGGCGGGGTGAAGTTGCTGGTGTAACGGGCGATGCCTTTGGTGATGCGGAGGTCGTCGATGTAGCCGTTGAAGAAAAATGCAGCCAATCCACCGCCAACGCCAATTACAGGTCTATTTGCAACTGCCAAATAGTTTGTTGAATCAGAATACGTAGACCCGTCTTGAACTCCATTTACAAATAATCTTGTATTTCCAGCATAACGAGAAACAGCAACGTGATACCAAGTATTTGCCGCAATACTAGTTGTTCCAGTTATTCGATATATGTTGTTATTTAGAAAGACAAACACATTTGTGGAGTCTCTGTATATAGTCGCATAATCTCCATTTATTCCTGCTGGTCTTCCATCGTAAACAATCTGTGTTGATCCAGTTGTATTGCAATAAATCCAGAATTCGATTGTGAAGTCGCCAGTACCAAATCCATAAAGATTACTTGTTGCGGGGTTTGATAAAAGGTAATCCCCCGTCCCATCGAAATACATCGACGACCCGCCGAACTTGCTCTGCGCTGTGCTGATCTGCGCGTTGCCCACCGTCTCAAGGTCGTTCTTGGACGTAGCGTCGTAGATGCCTGCGTTGGTGAAGTTGGCGAGCAGTTGGGTGTTGGTGATGGCAGTTGGAGGTGCAGTCGGGACTGTAATGGTTGAGTTGTTCGCTCCATACACATCGGACGTAACCATCCGAACACCAGCCATATATCCAAAACCAGCGTAAGACGATGCGTAACTAATGTAACCAATGTAAGTGGAGCGAGTTGTTGGAACGCCCCATGTTGGCGTGCCGGTGTCTGAATCTGCCGATACACCATCAATCCATAACCGAGTTGTAGTTCCGTTATTGCCTATCGCAACGTGATGCCAAGCATTTGTTGCAATCCCAGATGTTGCAGTAGAAAGGGTGTCAAAACTGCCAGCACCGTTTGCCCATTGAACATAGAACACCGTGGAAGTGGAATAGATTTGGAAAGCAACGCCGTTAGAAGTGCTGAAACTTCCTGCGCCGCCGCCCTGCGACAAGAACACGCGGTCGCCCCAAGAGGGCATATAAAACCAAAACTCAATCGTAAAGTTTGTGGTCAGCGTCGGGTTGCCGGAAAGCGTCAGATAATCCCCGCTCCCATCAAAATACCCACTCCCGCCATACGTCGCCGCACTCCACGCTGCCGTGGGGTTGAACGGGCTGAAGGCTTGGACAGACACATCACCGTTGCGCGTGATGGCAAAGGCGTTGGTGCTGTTGTCAATGAAGCGGTTGCTCTGACAGGTCAGCAACGAGGTGTTGGTGATGGCTGTGAGCGGAGCAGTTGGAGGCGTGAAGTTGGCCGTATAGACAGCGGTGCCTTTGACAACGCGAACATTGGACATATATCCAGTCAAAAATGTGTTGGCAGTTCCAGCACTGCTTCCAAGTGAAACTGCGGTAGTAGTTGTTACCAATGCAGTTGTCGATACATTGCTTGTGCTGCCGAGAACACCATTAACAAATGCGCGAAGATTAGAGCCTGAGCGACTTACCGCAACATGATTCCACGCATTAGCTGTCATTGTGCCAGCAGATGCGCCGGTTACTAACCCCCATGTCGTTCCGTCAGAAGAACAATAAATTAACACTCCATAGCCGCCAACACTTTGGCCGATAGCAATTCCGCTATAACCGCTACCGTTTGGTTTAGCGTATAACAACGTCAGACTTGATTGCCCAACTGCTGTTGGATACACCCACATTTCAATAGTAAAGTCGCCGCTACCAAAATCAAACGCCGTATTATCCGGCGCAGTCAAGTAATCCCCGCTCCCATCAAAATAGTTCCCCCACCCCGTCTGCGAGAAGGGCGAGAACGTACCCTGCGTCGTGTTGCCGTTGCGGGTGATCGTGAAGTTGTTGGTGCTGCTATCAAGGAACGTGTTGTTCTGCGCTCCGTTTGTCCCGTTACCCGGCAGAAGCAGCGTGGTGTAGTCGAAGTACGGATCGGCAGTCAGCGTGACCGTGCCGCCAATGTTGGGGAACTCTGCTTC